TTTTCTAAAACGCCATAACCAATATATTTTCCAGTTTGTTTAAAATAATTATTAGCAATATATAATGAATAATTATAAAGATTATTTGAATAGTGAGAATAATCCTTCAAAATTTTATATTGAGTTTTATTAAGTCTGATATGTTGTTTTAGTGTTCTAATAATAAATATAATTTTTTATATCTTATATATAAATAAAATAAAGTCAAAAAAGTATATTTTTTAGTAATTATTCATATTTCTTAATTATTTCTTTACATTTTTTTATAAATTGATAAGCATATATCTGTTCCTGACTTTTAAGATCATAAAATCTTATTTCAAATTGATGATACAGCCAATCATCATATATAGTTCCATTACCATACCTCTTATCTAAACATTTCCATTTTTTATTTAATGATGACATTATGTAAAACAATTTAACATTGACGTCATATTGTGGTGCAACCCAACTAAATTCACCACCACAATCATATTCATCTTTCAATCTAAAAGATGGTTTATTCATTTTTTCAAACACTTCTCTTGTTATACCAAAACAGGCTGGTGCTGCATAAACAAAATTTGGACTTCTCGTTTGATTTACTTGTTCAACACCTATTATAGAGTTGTTGTCTTCTATTTTGGATACTATATGCTCATATAAACCTGGTTTTAATGGTATACAGTCAATGTCAAAAAAGATTAATATATCAAAGTCTAATGAGTTTATTTTAGAATCTAACCAATAGTCATGAAATGGTAAATTAGTTAGTTCTTGAGTTAACTCCATACCAAAAGTATCAAAAACTGCTTTCTGATACTGTGGTACTTTATCTGGTATATTCTTCATATAACAAGAAAATGCTTCTACTTTTCTCCCATTTATTAGCTGCATTATCTATTCAATACTACCAAGTAGTCTGTTCCTTTTTTTGTGACATACATTTTTTCACCATCATCTATAATTTCTAAAATATCTGGCACAATATTCCAATCTTTCAATTTCTTAACAAAAAATAATTCATTCTTTCTAACATGATCCTGTGACCATTGCCTATTTCCAGACTTATGATCATAATATAAATGATATATTTTTGCTTGTGGAATAATCAGCAAATCATATCCTTTCCTAAATATTTCATACGTAAAAATAGTTTCTTCTCTAATTGATGATGGTTGCAATTCTAATGGATAATCATTTGCTAACTCTCTATTAAAGAAATAGTTAGAATAAATATGTTGAACTTTTTTAATATCATCAGATTGTTCATGAACCATCTGTATATTAAATTCTGAATAAACATTCTCTATTTTATTATAATAGCCATCTTCTTCAACTGGAATCTTACTTGAATCTTTCTTATAAAATTCTGCTAGATATTTATCTATAATAACACCACTCATTGCGCCAACTGTAGGTTTAATATTATTAACAAATAATTCTAAAACATTACAGGATAGTATATTATCATCATCAGTCTTAAAAACCCAGCCATCTTCTATTTCATCTAATCCCATCTGAAGTGCTGGTACAGCGCCTTTGCTCTGACCATAAAAATAATCAAATTGTATTCCTTTTTCTTTGAAAAGAACTAATATGTTTTTTAGTGTTGGATAATCGTAAAAGTGTTTTTCCTTACTATCATCAACTAAAACTACCCGATCTGGCGGGTAGCTTTGGTTGAAAATAGACATTAGGCAAAGTGGCAAAGTAGTGTCGTATCTATTACAAGTTGCAAGTAATACTGTTATTTTATTTTTCTTCTTCATAAATTCGGAAAACTTCTTTTATAACCTCTTCTGGATCAGGTAGGTAATCATAAAGTGTTTTTCCTTGTGGAATCATATCAATTGTATCTGTTTTAAATTCTGTGTGTCTTATTTCAAGATCATCAAGAAGTAATTTTTTATATAATGCTTTTGTTTTATATGATTGTGTACCATTTCTAAAAGGTAAAATGTGATCTTCATGTTTACATGTTGGCATAACAACAATCCAATTATCAAATGCGCCTGCAATGTGCAATGGTGATGAATCATTTGTTACCAATACTTTAGATAATGAAATTAATGCCATTAGTTCACCTAATGATGTAATATCTCTAAAATCATATCCATTTGCTGGACATTTTACTGGTAAATATCCTTGTTTGTCATCAATTGTTTTTCCAACAATTCCAACACATAATTTTTCAGATAGTCCATCAATAACTTTTTGCCACCAATCAACTGGGAATGTTTTACTTGGCCACCATTTTCCAGGATGAATTAAAACCAATTTCTTATCGTGTGGTTTATCTTTCAACATATCAATAACTGTAGCAACATCGTCAACATCAAGTTTTAATTTAATAGTTTTGTCTTTATTTGGAATAGTTCTTTTAATCATACTCATTGTTGCAAAATCTGTTGGATGAAAAAGTACGTGAGATAATTTGTGCTCAGCTTGTTCATCATCAGGGCAAGTATATAAAGTAAGAACTGCATCTTGCATACCTTTCCATTGGTCATAATCAAAAACTGGCATATCTAAATGCTCAAATAATCTAGTGAAGTGAGATACAACAAATATATTTGCATCTGGATATACTTTTTCTGTATACCTAATTGCTGGCTCAGCACATAATTGATCACCCATACCAGCAGTCACTGAAATAAGAATGTTTCTAGTGTATTTATATTCTGGACCATCATTTTTCCATTGTTCAATATCTTTTTGTAGTACACCCAATAAAATTTCTTTTGGTGCACCAGCATAATGTACTATATATGAATCAAGTCTGGATATACCAATAAATTTATCAAGTAAGTCCATTCTATTGTATCTATAATCAAGATCAAACATTGATACATCATCATTAAGAATTCTTAAATTAATATATGGTTGATCTGTTTCAACAAAATTAATACCTTTTGGCATTTTGAATATTTGTTTATGCATTCTTGAAATAACCATTACTCCTGAATTGTAGAATTTGCCTTTCCATTTTTTCAATGGTTCACCATAATAAGACGAAGCCTGTTCAAGATATTCAAAACGTGGAGCATAAGCACCTTCATTAAACATACCTAATTTGTTTTCTGGTACAACTTCAAAAAGATTTGGTGTATCTTCTCTAACAATAAGATCAATATCTAAATAAATTATTCTTTTATACTTGTTTAAGAGTTCGTGTATATGAAATTTGTTCCATTTTTGAGTGATGTAATTAGGATCTGTTTCTGTAATATTAATAAAATCTGCGCCTATTCTTTTTGCATATTTTTTAATTGAAGGTAATGTGTACAGGCTTAGATTTTCATGAAAATCCCCTATTGAGATAGTTAAAACTAAATTTTCTTTATTCATATAAATGCATTTTTATTTTTTATAGTTTACTGTGATGTAATTGTTTATTTTATCTTCTAAATCTTTATTAATCCATTCAATATAACCGTTTATAATACCTTTTCCAGGATTAAAATTTGGAAATCTTGTGTCATTTACTTTTGGTAATTCGTCTCCAATCTTACGACCAATATAATTTTCAATTATTGCTTTTTGATTATTAAAATCTAGTAAAATATCTTCATAGTTTAATACAAGTAAATTATCTTGATATTTTAACCAACCATCAATATGCATTTTCCATCTATGTATATAATTGTCTGGTTCTATTATAATGTGAGGGTCTGGTGAATATGGTGGCAAAAATTGTCGTCCAACATCATCTGGCTTCATAAATATCCAATCTTCAAATTTTGGAAATTTACCTAAATCTTCTGGAAATGGTATAAATTTATAATAACTAACAAGAACATCTTTTAGATTTCTTTTAAGATAAATAACTTTATATTTATCAAAAACAATATCTAAATATGGTTCCATAAATTCTACTTGATGATGTGATTTACATACAATATCTTCTATATAAGAATTAACTACAATATCTTTATAAACTTGATGTTCATAATTAGATAAAGTATAAGGTATAGTATTTATTGGAATAAATCCAATGGTACGAAATTGACCAAAATTGTATTGGTTTATAATGTTGATTAGTAGATGTGTACCTGAGCGTTCGTGAGTGATTACTAATATTGGTTTCATTCTTAATATATAAAAATGAAAGATGTTTGTTTATTAAAAATTACAAACTCTAACAGGAGTTAATCTTTGTAATGTAGTATTATCACCCAATTGTCCATAATTATTAACTCCCCAAGTCCAAACATGTCCATTATAATCTATTGCAGATGCATTATAAACACCTGCTGACAAATAACAAAATGTCTTTTTTGCACCTTGTATTGACACTGGTGTACAAATTGATGATGTAGAATTATTACCCAAATATCCATTAACATTAGAACCCCAGCCCCATATTTGTCCATTATTATCTAAACCAAGAGTATAATGAAATTTTCCTGTTGAAATTTGACAAAATGTTTTTTTTGCACCTTTTATTGATACTGGTGTATATCTTGATACCGTTGAGTTGTCTCCCAATTCACCATATCCATTAAGACCCCAACACCATATTTGTCCATTTTTATCTATTGCCGATACATTATCATTACCCACTGATATTTGACAAAATGTCTTTTTAGCACCTTGAATTGATACTGGCGTACATGTACATATTATTGAATTATTACCTAATTGACCATATTTGTTATATCCCCAACCCCAAGCTTGTCCTTTATAATCTATACCACTTGAATGATAATGAGTACCAATTGAAATTTGGCAAAATGTTTTTTTGTTACCTTGTATTGATATTGGCGTGCGTTTTGATGTTGTGGAATTATCACCTAAACAACCAAAATTATTATACCCCCAACCCCATAATATTCCATTTTTATCTATTCCAAATCCCAAATAACTACCTGCTGATATTTGGCAAAATGTTTTTTTGTTACCTTGTATTGATACAGGTGTACATTTTGATGTTGTGGAATTATTACCTAACATTCCATAATAATTATACCCCCAACCCCATATTTGCCCATTTTTATCTATTCCAAAAGAATATTGTTCCGAAGAACTTGTGTATACCTTACAAAAAGTTTTTTTAGCACCCTGTATTGATACTGGTATACAAGTTGATACAGTAGAATTATTACCTAATTGACCTTTTGTATTATACCCCCAAGCCCAAGTTTGTCCACTCTTCAATAATATATTGCCAAATCCAGAACTAATCATCATAGCGACCCCCCAAGGTGCTGGTGCTGTATAGACCCAATTACTATAATATCCCATACTTGTGAGCCAAGTTTGAGCAGATAAAGCATTAGGTAAATTGGTATGAAATGCTCTATTAACAACAGTTAAAAAAGCAGCATCAGATTTACCAATAGAACGCCAGAAAGAAGGTTGAATTGACATTTATAAAAATTTTAGTTTTAATATATATAAAAAATAGAGTGCATATTTTTTTATTTCAGATATTGTTCTTATATTTGTTGTGCCGATGTAGCTCAGTTGGAATAAGAGCGCCACCTTCGAAGGTGGAACATTGAAGTAGATGAATATCAGTTGCAAATGATATAAAATTTATGAATATGTAGAGGTTGAGATCGAAAGTTTGTGTAAGATGCATATAAGCAAACATATAGGTTAATACTGAAGGGTCACAGGTTCGAGTCCTGTCATTGGAGCAATTTTAAGTTCTTTGAAAATATTAAAATGTTGTGAATTATAACCAGTAGATAAGGGCGCAATCGGACTCTTTAAACATCGTGGGAATGCGTCTCTCCCAATGAGGCTGGAGTAATTCACAGTAAATGGGCTAAACATTGAGCCTTTGTGAAAAAATTGTGTAGTGAAAACGGAGGGGATGGCAATCCCACAAGATAGGAGTATAAATTTGTCCCTGCTCAGGTCCGCAAGACAATTCTTTGAGTAGAATCGGCAGAAAACCGAGAACCATGCGCCGTGCCTATCACGCAAAAATTTCACATAAAGATGATAATCCAGTAAATGGATGTTGGATATCAAGACGTCTTGATTTGAAAAGTAAACGCACCTAACGATTCAGAAATGAACCGAGGACAAAATTCTTAGGTCACCAACGGAGAAATCCTATACGTATCGTTACCATTGAGCAAGGTAAAACGGAACAGATGCTATGTCTGAAACAAGTACAATAAAAGTACAGTGATTTGATTTATCAAATCTAGGAAAACCGTCCAGACGATACGAATGAGTGCTCAGCCAAACCCTACTTACTATGTGGGAGTTTTCCGTCAGGGTAATTTCCAATCAGGTTAGAAGAGGGTGCTAAAATTAAAAATTAAAGAAATGGTAACATTATTTTGGATAATTTGGTATATTTTGGGTATATTAGGCGCATTAATTTATAATTCGTTTATGAAATATGAGAACACATTTCTAAAATATATTTGGAATGCTATTGTAGCATGTAGTGGTGGATTTGGATTTCTTATTTCAATTCTACATTGGATAGGTGTTAAATTTATAAAATAAATATTTTTTATTATCAAAAAAAATGCACTATTATCAGTCAAATGATATCCTAGATATAATACAAAAGAAACAAAAGAAACAAAAGAAAAAAGAAAATCGACATTTTTAGAAAATGGATTTCCTATGAAAAATAAAAAACATAGTGAAGAAACCAAACATAAGATAAGTGAAAGTAAAATTGGTCGCAAAGTATCAGAAGAAACTAAAAAGAAAATGAGTGATACGAAACAGAACGTATCAGAAGAAACTAGAAATAAATTAAGAAAAGCGAAAAAAGGAATATCTATGAGAAAAATAAATTGTCCATATTGTAATAAAATTGGTGGTATATCACAAATGAGGCAATGGCATTTTGAAAATTGTAAAGATAAAAAATAATATGAATATCACATTTTTGTCGGATACACACAGCAAACATAAACAATTGCTCAATCATCTTCCTGGAGGTGATTTAATTGTCCACGCGGGAGACTTAACCTCAGTTGGTTTCAAACATGAAATTGAAGATTTTTGTAAATGGTTTGAAAAATTAAAATATTCCAATAAAGTATTTATTGCTGGTAATCATGATCACGGATTTGAAAGAGATCATAATAGTGCATATGAAATTGTTAAAAAATATAAAATAAACTATCTTCAAGATAGTATGATTGAAATTGATGGAATTAATATATGGGGGTCACCTTGGCAACCAGAATTTTGTAATTGGGCATTCAATTTACCAAGAAACGGTTGGCAACTTGCAGAAAAATGGAACTATATACCAGAAGATACTGACATTTTAATTACTCACGGTCCACCATTTGGATGTTTAGATATTGTAAATGGTAGAAAAGAAAATATAGGATGTGAGTTATTAACTGAACGTCTTAAAATAGTTAAACCTAAAATTCATGTTTATGGACATATACATTCTGGATATGGTTATAAGTTCGATGGTAATACACATTATTTTAATGCTTCTGTATTAAATGAAAAATATGAATATACTAATAAGCCATTGACAATTGATTGGAATAAAGAAACAAATGAAATAACATTTTTAAAATGAATGAAGAATATAAAAAAGTTTGGAAAGAATATTTGACTGAATATTTAAAAGACTACACAGTAAAAGATAATAAAAGTATTTATAGTCATTATAATGGTTATAATGATGATTACAAATTAAAGATTGTGGATTACACTCAAATGTTGAAAGAGAAAAAAGAAGATCCTAAAGTAGCAAATGAAAAAATTTTAGAAAAAATACCTATTGCTGAAATTGAAAAATTCTTACGTAAAAAGAAATTAGAAAATTTAAAAAATAAAGAAGAATGAATTATTCATTAGAAGATATTATGAAAGATATCTCAATTATAAAATATAGAAATCAATTTGAATGTGACTTTAATGACCATGAATATGAATATCAAAGGGAGTATCGTAGAATGGAAGTTGAATGGAAAGAAAAATTGGATAATATTGATATTAAGTACATTGAAAAGTATTTGAGAAAAAAGAAATTAGAAAAATTAGAAAAAATAAATCAATAAATGAGCAAAACAACAAAAAATGGAAGTAGTTTATCAGTAACTATATTTCTTATATTTTTAATCTTAAAACTTACTGGTACAATAACTTGGTCATGGTTGTGGGTGACTAGTCCATTATGGTTAGGCGTTGCACTATTTTTTGTAGGTGCATTTTTAATGTTACTATTTACTACTATAATAGTAGTATTAGGCACAATATTTGGAAGTAAAAATAATTTTTAATTATGAAACAAGACGTTTATCCTGAGATTAACCTTTCTCAAAGAATCATTTATGCTCTTAATGAAACTTATCAACAAGGTGAAAAAGTTTATTATGATAATGGCTCAATTAGTGGATTTGGCACTGTATGTGGGCAATCATCTAATCCAGTTATATTTGTTGGTGCAACATATATTATTAGACCTGATGTTCCATTTGATCCTGCTGTGTATAATTTTACACATTTTGCCATACAACAACTTTATATGAAAAAACTTTAAAATTAATTTGTTTATTCAAAAATTTAGTTTTACTTTTGTACAGTAAACTTAAAACAAACAATTATGAAACGCATTGGTAATAAATTAGTAGTTTTTGACGCAGGAGAATACACAGTAATTGGTACTTTCAAAAAGGACTCTAATGGACAAGAATACGTAGAGTATTCTATCTAAGATTTTCCGTTGACTTACGAAATCAACACCTCCAGACCCTTTCACAATTTGCAGAGTGAAAGGGTCTTTTCTTGTTATAAACTATTATGAATTGTATTTAACATTTCAATAGCGTCTTCAATATTATCAGATTGATACAGAATATTTGGTTTATATAAACTATCAGTCATATCATCGTCACCAATTATAAGGGTATTGTTAAAGTAATATCTAATTACGATAGTGTTTATATAATCAACTTCAGTATTAATGACTTTGTGTAATTCGATATACTTAAAATTATTACAATTTCTAACTATATTTTTAACAATAATATAATCATCAACTTCATTGATAACTGTTTGTTCAAATTTATGTTTCATTAAATTTTTAGTGAATTATATGTTTGAATCTCTTCTATTGTCAATAATCTAATTATTTCATTTTCACTTATCCACAAGGATCTAAGACCAATTGTTGAACACAAATATTGATTTGTTACATCTATATCTACTATTTTACAATAATACGACTCAATTGTTGTATAATCTTGTGGATAATAAATTAAAACATAATCATTTACAACATATAAAAGGCTGGGGTTAAAATAGTCTTCATGAATTTTTTCCATATATTATATATTATTTTTTTAATTGAAGTATTTTTCATATCTTTGTTCCTTATTAAATAAAAAGGCAATGGACAATACAACTAAATGGTATAATTCAAATTATGATTGTTACGGTAATCCACTAGGATATATTCAAGATGATATTCAAATAGGGGACACAGTTGAATATGCTTATGCAGATAACCATATGTCTGATGAAAGTGGTAGACCAAAAAGTAAAAGAGTAACTGTTAAAGTACAAGGTGTATGGGATGGTGAAAAGGCTTGTTTTAATGACAAAAAAAACGTTGTAGTAAGAGCTAAAGCCTGGTTAAAACTTGTTAAATAATGGAAAAGGAAATTAAAAGGCTTGAGGAACAGATTGCTAAATGTGATGTTAAATTATCAAATAGTTCTTTTGTTGATAAAGCACCAAAAGATATTATTTTAAAAGAACAACAAAAAAAGAAAGACTTTACAGCACAATTAGAAATTATAAGAAAACAATTAGAAAATTCTAAATCAGTTAGTAAAGATTACTATGACGATGAAATTTGTCAATTCACAGTTGGCACAACTGTTTCCTATTTTAAGATACCAAGAACAGAAAGAAAAAAAGAATTTCTAATTTCTAAATTAGATAGTGTAGAAAAAATAAATTGGCATATTCAATATTTACGTGAACAAAAGACTAATATTGAAATATACAGTGAAGAATGGTATAACTTTATTTATAATGAGGAAATCACATCTAATGAAATAAATGAATTATTTGAAATTTTTAGGAAATTTGTATGAAAGATATTCTGAGAAAAATAATATATGGTGCAGAAATAACAATTGTAAATGACACTGATGCATATTTGAATAAATATAGAAATGCTTCTCAAAAAATTGATATTTCTTATGCTAATATTCTACTATTCTTAAAAATAATAGGCTTTGATAGTGGAAATTTTGAAACTGGTGAAAGACATTATAGATTAGAAGAACCATTTTATTCTGTTAAAGATAAAATTAAAACTATTCATCTTGGAAAAATTGGAGAATGTATTGAAAGTCATAAACCAGCATACTATGTTACATATCCAGTATTTAAAGAATTAGAAAAAGCATATAATGATTTGAGAAATCAATTATTACGAAAAGAAAAATTAAAAAAAATAGAAAATTATGGGAGTAATGAGTTGCTATAGAAATAATTGTGAAAATATAATGTGTGATATATATGTTAATGGTATTGGTTATGTTTGTTACGAATGTCAGAGTGAGTTTAAAGAATATTTAGCATCAAACGGAATTGTAGTAGAAACAGAAGGAGAAATAAAAAGAGAGTTACAAAAATTTATGGAGTCTGAAAAAGATGCATACACAAAAGGAAAAAATATGAGTGTTGACGAATTTTTTAATGAATATAGAAAAGATTATTGATATGATATTAGTAATTTTAATTATAATAGTATTTATTGATATGAATATCATTAATATGATAAGATTTTTTGTTTCAAAAAAATACTTTGATACATTTTTTATCACTCAAAAACAATTAAGAAAACTTAAATTAATTAAAATACAAAAAAATAGTGAAAACTTGTAAAAAGATTTCAACTGGAGAGATATTTGAATATGAACAATGTGTTTCTTATCCTGTATTTGATAGAACTCGAAATAACGGCACAATATATTTTGAATTAATTTCAAAAGGTAAGTTTGTTCTGGGTAAGTATATTGGTGAGGACGAATTTTATGATGAATATATTGATATTAAAAAAGAAAGAAGACTTAAATTAGAAAAATTAAATCAAATTCTCCAATAAAACCCTTTATATTTAGTATTTTTTGCTATCGCCTTTCTTAAGTTTTGAATACATATTTCATTATAATTTTTTATTTCCTTAATATTATTCCAAATCCTAACTATACTTCCTTTTTCGTCTATTTGTTTAATGTTAGTATATTCTCTCGTATTTAAATTTAATTTTTTAATATTATTCTCAATTTCGGCTTTTTCTAAAAAGTTTAATGAATAATAATAATTTTTAGCATGCCTACATCTATCTTGTAAAACGAAACTTATAGAACGTGGATTAACATTCATTTCTCTTGAGCATTCTTTTATACTGTTAAATTTTTTTATATAATTTCCAAACATATCATATTGATATATCTCTATGTTTGTACATTTATTTTTATTATCTCTTATTGGTATATTATTTTCTTTTAATATTTTAGTAATAGTTTCTCTATCAATTTTTAATTCTATTGATATTTTTTTAATTGATAATTTATTAAAATATAATTCTTTAACTACATCAAGATATTTGCTCCTTTTTAATTTGTATGCTTTTGATACATTATTTCTATGTTCGTTTGTCCATTTCAATTCTAAATTTGTTGCCGCAAATGCTCTAGAATTATATCCATTTTTATAAGAGTTATATTCATCAATATAATACTGTTCTCTTTTTATGCAACTATCACGATCACACTCTTCAATTATTTCAAATATTATATTATCAATTCCATACTTATTGACCGCATTTTGTAAAGAAGGTGAGTTAGATATATTTTTTGATAGTTTTAAAATATGACTGAGCCATCTTTTATGAAACCCATTTTTATTAGAAGTACTACCAATATAAACTTTACCATTATTGTTAATAAAACTTATCTTATATACACCAATACTTTTAGGGAATATTTTTTTATCATTTATCGTATATTTCATTTTATATTTCATTTTTATAAAATAACATTATCTGTATTTATATTATTGTTATGAAGATATTCTAATATTATATATTCTATCAATCGGCTTTTATTTGTAGATAATTCATCAATTCTTTTTAAAATTTCACGATTTATAGTGATATTTATTTTTCTTTTCAGTTTTTTATTTGTAATATTGTCCATAATTAAAATGTTTTTATTTATATATAAATATTTAAAAATGAAAAAGTGTGATTTCTATACACATTTTATAAAATTAACATAAATTAACATAAATTAACAATAAGAATATGCCTAGAAAAAAAATGCCAGACGAAGAAAAAAAAACAAGATTAACATTAAAAATAAATGATAATCTACTTCATAAATTTGATAGCCTATTAAAATTAGATGATAAAAAAAGATCAACTAAAATTGAAGAATTATTACAAGAATATATTAATAAAAGAAATAATGACTGAAGCAGAGAAAATATGTGATGAATTAAATATAGATTACTCTAAAGTTTTGAACATCTACATGTATGGTTCGAAAATTTACGGTACTAATGATGAGTTTTCTGATAGTGATTATATCATTGTTTTTAAATCGTCGTTGCTTCCAAGCGGCGCATTTAGAGATAATGCTATTTCATCTGTGGATTATAGCACGCAAGCCGTTTGTTATTCAAGATCAGGCTTCATTGATGCAATAAACAACTACGAAATTGGTGCTTTAGAATGTATTTTCTTACCAGAAGATAAGATAGTTCAGAAGAAAATGAACTTTGGTATTACAAAATACAACGACAAAGAATTATCAAAAAAAATTATTCAAAAGGCATCTGCAAGTTGGCACTTTGCAACTTTAGCACACAAAGATGATAATATGGAATCTTGTGCTAAGAATGTTTTTCATGCTTTGAGAATTTTAGATTTTGGTATTCAAGTTAAAAGAAACAAAACAATTGTCGATTATTCAAGTATGAATAAAATACAGGCTGAAATAATGAACAACTTTAATTATTTTAATCCATATGATTATTATGATATGTTTATAAATTTAAGTGAGGAAATTAAGAAATGATAACACTATTTATTAATATTAAAAATATATTTAAGTATGCTAAAAAAGAATTAGTGTACACTTGGATATTCTTTTTATTTTTGGGATTAGCAAGTAAATCACCACACAATTTTTTTGAAAATGTAATACTAAGTGGACTAATGACAATTTGTATGGTGATAATAGCAGGAATAATGAAAACTCTTAAATTATTATGAAACCAATAATTTCACCAGTAATTCATATGTTAAATATGAATCAAGTCAGAGATAATATTAATACTTGTTTAAGTGTTGGTATTGATCATGTTTTTATTATTAATCATGTTACAGGAGTCCCAGAATTGATTACTTGTACATTAAAAATGAGGGAAGAATTTCCTGATCTTTGGATAGGAATGAATGCGCTTGGTTATTATCCTTGGCAAGCACTTAATTTTGATTTAGATATTAATGCGCTTTGGATTGATGAAACAATAACTACGGAAGAAAGAAATTTCAAAGGACTTGTTTTTGGTGGGCTTGCATTCAAATATCAAAAACAACCAAGTGATATAGAATTAGCTTGTAAAGATGCAATTAAATTTACTAATGTGGCTTGTACAAGTGGGCCTGGCACTGGAAAAGCACCAGCTATTGAAAAAATAAAAACATTAAGACATTATCTTGGTGATCACCCATTAGCTATTGCTTCAGGTGTTTCAGTTGATAATGTTCATTTGTATTCAGAATATGTTGATTATTTGATGGTTGCATCTAGCATAACAGATAAAAATGAAATGATTAATAAAGATAAATTATATCACTTGTATGAAAGAATTATGTGATTGTGGTAAAATTGCAATTTGGTTTTATGCGCCAGTAACTGATATTAAGAGAAATCCTTACTATTGTGATGGTTGTGTGCCAAGAGGTTGCTCTTGTAATCATTATCATGTAGATGAAAATGTACATTCTGAAGAAGATCAACCTATAAAATGGATAGAAGAAGATAAAGTTTGGTGTAGTGTTGATGAACAAGGTAGAGAATATCCTTGTTGTGAATATTGGTATGATGAATATGGATGGTAAGTTGAAGAATAAAAAAAGCCTCAAAGATGGATGGGAAGTTGAAGAATAAAAAAAGCCTCAAATTTTGAGGCTTTTTTTATTTGTTATCTCTATTTTTACCTAGATGATATCCATCACAGTAAATACATTTATACACTGAAAAATGTTTATCCATTTTTTTCGCCATACTATCTGCAGCTTTCTTTGCTGTTTCCTTAGTATTATACATCACCTTTAGTTTACCATCCTCTCTCTGGTGACTTCTAATACTAAATAGACCCATTGCGTTGCCTGTAATAAAAAAGTTCTTAAAGGCTCTCTTTAATGGTAATTGTTCTTTAAGTCCAAGAAACAAATTTTCAACTTTAATTTTCTTATATTTTAATAATAAGTCAATTGCAATCCACAAAATTGCTAATATACTACAAATAGCGCCAAACCACAAATAAAATTGGTGTATATGGTAAATAACTAACCATACACTAAGTAACAATATAAATAACGGATATTTTAATGTTTTCATTTTAATAATCTTAATTTTTCTAGTTTTTGTTTTCTGATATTTTGAATTTTTTTCATTTCAAATAATTTGATATCATATTCTGTAAATATGTCTTTAATTGATTGTGTTGAGTCTATGTAAGTATATAATAATTTATTTTTTAAAAATATTTGTTTTTTATTTGTGCCTAATTTTTTTAAAATATTTTTAAAGAAATTGAACCCAAGTAAAAGGTAAAAAATCATAAATATAGAACATATAAATGATATAAAAAATAGTATTATTAATATTAAAACATCTAGCATTGTAATTTAGAATTTAATTTTCACAAAGATAATAAAAAATATCATAAGTGATACTTTTTTTAAGTAATTATATAAAAATATTTCACCTAGATAGTAAAAGTATCATAGGTGATACTTTATATTTTGTTTATATATAACTAATTAATATACATATTTGTCCAGTTATTTTTGTTAAAAAGATGACATTTTTATTTTTTTACATCATTCCTTGTTTATATGAAGTTTTTTTTGTACTTTTGTACCATTAAATAAAAACTATTTTATGGAACTGAAATATCAATTAGACAAAGAGACATTAGATATGTTCTCAGCAAAAGTAAACAGAAGTAAAAACCAGACTCAATTTTTATTTAACCTAGTTGATGGTGATTTTGAAAAATTGAAACAACTTGAAATGCAATTGTACAATTGCTTTGTTTGTTCTTGTCCAGGTGATAAAGAAGAAGTTGAAGAAGTTATGAAATTGGTTCCTAAAAAACAACATTTGGTTTTAGAAGAACCAGATTTTTTGAATCAGTAAATTTATAAAAAGTATAATGAAAGAAAAAATATTATGTGCTGCAGTTAATTTCAATGGAGTTATAATTCCTGGTTTTAGGCATGTGGATTGTTATGATGTACTAATAAAATTGGGTATTAAGTATGTTGATGAAGAACAAGGATTTCTAACTTCATATAATAGATTTGTTAGTAGGAGAGAAGCATGGATAATTGCCAAGAAAAATAACCAAATCAGTCCTGAAATATTGAAACAAGATTATTTAGAATTAATTAGTGAAGATTTATATTAAAATTATGAAATATTTAACTTTAGAACATTTAGGTACATTACCTACACCAAGATTACTTACTTACTATAAAATAGTTAGAAGGAAAATTAGAAGGCATCAGAATTCATTATATTGTGAGTGTTGTGGCACACCTGTTTATCAATTATATGGTAAATTAAATACAAAAGAAGAAAATGAAAAATTGAAACTAGAATTTGAAACTGATCTTCATGATAGTGAAAACTATCTTGAATCAATAAAAACATTATTAAACACAAGAGAACACGTAAAACGAAAATGAAACATTACGATAGTTTTGAGAATATTAAGTACGACCAACTTTTGTTGGGTGAAGAAATCTGGGCATCAAATAAAATTGATGGTCAGAATTTTTGTGCTAAATATTCACCGAGACAAAAAGAATTTACTATGTTTGGATCTAAAAATCAAAATGTAGATGAAACAAGTGAGCAATTTGGTAAAGCAGTTTTGTATTTCAAACAAAATATGGCTGATACTCTAAAACAAATCATCATAAACAATTCAAAAAAAGGTGGAGTATTTACTGGCGTTGAAGAAATTACAGTATTTTGTGAGTGGTACGGTGAGAACACTTTTAGTGGATTTCATGTGCCTGGCGAAGAATTAAAATTATGTCTAATAGATGTGTTCTTGAAAAAGAAAGGCTACATTGAACCAAAAATATTCTATAAACTCTTTGATGGCTACAGTAATATTGAAGTACCAGAACTCATATATAGTGGCAAACTAACAAAGGATTTCATCAATTCTATTGTGAATAATGATTGGACTAAGCCTGGTTGTTTATATCCAACTGTTAAAGAAGGTGTAGTTTGTAAACGATCAACTTTAATGAAAGGTCAAAGAATGCCAAAGGCAAAAATAAAAACTGGATGGTGGTTAAATAAATTGACAGAATTATATCCTGATAGATGGAAAGAATTAGAATGAACTACTAAGTAGTTTCCTTACAAAGATTATACTTTATAAGAACTTTAGATAAATCTAAAGGCTCGTTCATAGAAGCAAAGTGATTTCCGAACCACCTATTCAATATATTTATGGCTGAATTTAAATCACGGTCTATAATTATGGTGTCTGATAACTGAACTTCCCTATTACCAAGACTTATTTTATCTTTAAATAGTTTTCCAGTTAGACAGTTAATTTGTGTTGTCCATTTTTCATCAATTTTCACCAAGTTGGTATTTTTTGCTTGACACTTATATGTAAGGAATTGTAGAAACATATTGATATTAGATTGACTAAATGACTTTCTAATACCTTTTTTATTCTCATTCACTCCTTCTGTTGACATTAGCCTCTTAACTGTTAGATCACCAACTACAATTGTATTGTAGTTCATATTCGATAACTTTTTACTCTGAATATGAAGAGTTTGTTTTATTTGTTCGTTCTTTTTATGATAACATTTATTTAATGTTTTTTTCAATAATAAGTTTCTATTTGATCCTTTTGTTGTTTTACTCCTTTTGTTTTGTATTTTTGCTATTTGTTTCTGATAATAATCATTAATTTTTTTAGATTTATTTTTTAATACAATCATACCACCTTTATTATCTATTCCTGTTCCTAATTTACTTAACCCCAAATCAATAGCAAGAACTTTAGTTTTAACATTAACATCATTAAAATATTCTATTTTATCGTCAATCACCAAATCACACAACCATTTATGTCTAATAAATTTAATTCTTATTTCTTTTATTTTTAAATCTTTAATATTTAAATTTGATTTATATTCAAATGGAATTTGATTTAGAAAGAACAATCCTTTTTTTATCATCCATCCTGATTGATTAAAAGAAATAGTATGAAAATAATTATTTTCTATTTTTCTTGGTGGTTTAGCATTTTTATCTTTTTTTATCAAATTAAAAAATGACCTATAAGATCCATATAATTCTGTTGCTATTGTTTGAATTGCCTTTGAATTTAATTTCTTCCAATCTGGATATTCTTCTTTTAATAATGGTAATAAATTATTTAACTTGAATTTATCTAAAATTATTTTATCTGTTTCATATTTATCTTGTTGTATATCAAGCAATTTATTCCATATATCTTTACGAATATCAGATAATTCTTGTAATTCAAGAATTTGTTCTTTTGATGGAAATAATCTTATTTGATACGTCTTCATTTTACTTATACAACATTTTTTATACTATTATATATAAATATAATAAAATCAAAAAGGCTATTTTAGTGTCTTTTAACATTATTTAACATTAAATTAACATTAAATATAAACAAATATTATATATTTGTATAAATCTTGTAAGCAAACGAATAAAAATAAATATGGAAAAGAAATATACATTTTTTTGGAATGGAGTTTTTAGTAACTGGCATAGAGCGATATTCAAAGTGGATGGTGTTACATTTAGTTCTGGGGAACAGTACTTCATGTACAAAAAGGCTATTGTGTTTCACGATTTTGACTCTGCAGAAAAGATTATGAATGAAGAACATCCAAGAAGGCAAAAGGCTTTAGGAAAATTAGTAAAGAATTTTAACAAAAAAACTTGGGATGATCTTTGTTATGATATAGTTAAGGATGGATTACGTGAAAAGTTTAAGCAAAATCCTGATATGAAAGAATATCTAATTAGTTGTAAAGACACTATTATTGTTGAAGCATCACCAGAGGATAGAATTTGGGGAATTGGATACGGAGAATGGGAAGCACTTGAAAATATTGATGATTGGGGTCAAAATCTGTTAGGTAAAATATGTACTGAATTGGCTAATGAACTATGAAAAAATATTTTGTAATTAAAAACCGTGGTTGGGGTGCATTAAAAGAAGGAGACGTGGTTGGTATAACCACTAATGAAGAATATGCAAAATCAAGAGTGGAATGGGCAACTTATTACGAAGAAGTTAAAATGCTTGATTTTCCAGATTCAATTAAAAAGATTAGAAAAAAGAAATTAAAAAAAATAAATAAAAATGGAAAAGAAATTACCAATTGAACTTTTAATCTGTGCTTGTCATAACACAGAACATCAACTTATTCTATCACATGAATATGATGAAGATATAAAATTAGATGCTGATGGTAATGAAATGAAGGATGCAAATGGCAAATTTATCTACGATAAAAAGTATCCTATTTGTTATGCTCATGTTCATCTTAAAAAACATTATTTTTGGAGTAGACTTAAATATGCTATTAAACATATTTTTGGCTATCAGTGTAGATATGGAGCTTTTGATGAATTTATTTTTAAGCCAGAAGATGCTCCAAGATTACAGCAGTTAGTTGATCATCTAAATGAACAAATAAAATCAGAAGAATAAATAATAAATTTGGTGGTCTCATATAAAAGCAGTATCTTTGTTCTACACTTAAAAACAATAATATGAACTACTCAGAGATCAAAATGTTAGAAGGTTCAATCAAAAATGAACTTCAGAAAAGGTTTCCTTATTCATCTACAAAGGTTTCCACATTAGGAGGTGAAAGTAAAGCAACAATCTTTTTCACTTTTAGTCTTGACAAATCAAGCACTTGGGAAAATGGCATCATGCAGAACAGTCGTTATTTTATCTTCAGTGTAACATACAAAGGTGAAGTAGAATGTATCAGTAAGTCAGTTAAAGAAGTGAACGTAAGAAAATTCACAATTGAAAATACTGAAAAGTTATTGATCAAGATTTCTAAAGTATTGGATGAAGTTAAAACTAAGGCAAATAAAAAAGTTACTGCATAATGAAATTAAAATTTAGAGAGCAATTTTTGTTCTCTAAATTTTTTCATAGAATTTGAGATTTTATTTTTTTGTTCCTCACTAAGTTTAGTATAAACTCTTCCATTTCTTGCAGATTGTATATGTTCAACTGACTTCTTTTTACCCTTTGATGCCTTAGACATTTTTTCTCTTGTCTCTACTGAAAATATCCTACCAGTGCAACCTTTTCTTATTTTTTCTTTTCTATCATTTGATAACTTGGTACCTGTTAATGTTTTTGATATTTTTTCTTTAGTTTCATCACTTAATGGTCCTTTTAGTACACCCTTTAATCTTTTTGACATTTTTTCTTTTGATTCTTCACTCATTTTTTGACCCTTATGTGACTCTGAATTTTTTAATGTGTGTTCAATTGATTTTTTCTTACCCTTTAATGCAGCAGACATCTTCAATTTTGTTTCTTCAGTATGATGATATCCCATTATTGTATCGCCACCAATAGTTAAATTATAACTTGCATACTTATTAAAAATATTTTTTTATTTGCTAAATTTTTTGTATATTTGCACTAACAATAAAAAAATAAATTATGGATATAGGATCAGGGAAAGAGTACCCATCAAATGCTCTTAGTAATTTCGCACCACATCCATTTATATTTGATGGTGTAGATGTTTCTTCAATGGAAGGACTCCTACAGTCGTTTAAATATAAGAATTTTGATATGCAGAAAGAAATATGTAAACTCGTGGGGAAAGCAGCAAAATTCAAAGGTAAAAAGAAAAACTGGTACACAGATCAGAAGCTATATTGGAATGGTGCTGTATATGAAAGAGAATCAAAGGAATATCAATCTTTGTTAGATAGAGCCTTCGATGCTTTGGCTGAGAACACAGGATTTCAAAAAGCATTAATTGCATCTGGAAAATCAGTATTAACACACGAAATTGGAAAATCAAAAGAAAGTGAAACTGTTTTAACAAAAAGAGAATTCATTTCAAGGCTAAACAAAATTCGTGAGAGACTATTCAAAGAAAAAACTGGATTTAAATTTTCAGAATAAAATAAAAAAAGAGGACTTTTCAGTCCTCTTTTTTTATATTTGCCTTTGTCCATTCTTCTGAAATCTTTCTTAAAGATGTACCTTTTACTAATTTATGATCAAAAAATCTAAACCTTAAAGGTATATGTTTTAATACTTTAATAACCTTATATGGTAGGTTGACATTTTCTTTTATCCATTCAAATATTTCTTCATGTTCTTTTGGTATAATAAAAATTCTTTCACCTTCTGCATCTGATTGTAATATACCAAATCTTTCTTCTAACTCTTCATAGGCACAGGACAAACCGTCTCCAAAATATTTTAATCTCCAGTCACGTTGTGTAATACCTATAAATTTTTCAAATAATTGCCAAAAGAAAACATGGTATTGCATTGCTCTTTCACTGTGTTGTTCAGGTAAAGGCAGATTATTTTTATCTGATTTATCTAATAGATATTTACTTGCATAAACTCTAATTTTTATTATGTAATAATCTTTACAATTAAATTTTTTCATTCTACTAATTTTTTAAGAACTGAATATTCATTTTTTTTCTTATCAAGCATTTCAATCATTAACTGTAGATGATCATTATTTTTAGTACTGAACAAATGCCTATTGTTTTCTGTATGTTCTATAAATTTCCAAGCATCTTCTATTAAATCATTTCTAAATTTTGAAAATTGCTCAACTTTATGTTTTGGTATATAAACATCTTTTGAAGATAGAAATCTAAGTCTATCAGGAAGAAAACCATCTCTCCCACCATGATCACAAATAACTCTCATAATTTCTAGAACATCTGCATCTTGTACAATTTGTTTATTTATACTCCAATCACCATGTTTTTCAATAAATCTGGAAACATGATATGAATATTCTTCATTTAATCCATTAGATCCCAAATAACTATAACACAAATCTGCGCTATCACTTTCCCAAAGATCAATACCATTTCCTTGTCTGCCAGAATCGTGAAATGCAATTGCGTGTCTTATTCCGTTAAAATCAACATCTAATCCAAGATCATTGTAGAACCTTGCCATAAGTTCTGAAAACAACACAGCTCTTGTAATATGTCTTCTACCGTGAATACCATAAGGGTCGAATGTAGCTTCGTGATTCTGGTAATGTGGTAATATATGTATTTCTAAATCTTTTGTAAAATTATTCCAACCTTCAATATTTCTAATCATTCTTTTTATTATTTTTATCTTCTGCTCTATATTTTTCTGCAAGAAGTTCTATGAAAATTTTTCTTTCTCTTAATTCTTCTGGAGTTAATGTGCATAATTCCTTATTAATGAATTCTTTAACCTTATTAATATTTTCTTCATTCCAAATAGTACCAGGTAAATATTCAGCATTATCAATATACCAAGCGCCAAATTTATCTCTCCAAAGTGTATCAGACATACCACATTCATAAGCTTCATGCTTTAATTCTGATGGTAATTGCTTAAATATTTCTTTAAGTTCTTTTTTTGAACAATTTAGTTTTGTAGTATCCCAAGTTATATCGAGTATGCAGTCGTGCATATGATCCCAATCATTTTTTGTAAATTTTTTCAATTTTCTTCTTTTTGTTTATAAACTATATATCTTTCTTCTATTGGAATGTTTTTATCAGTTATAAAATATATCCATTCTTCTTTAACAATAGACCAATAAGGATCGTACTGAATTTCACCCATCCATAAATATTTATCATGAATGCATACTATATCTCCTTGATCATATTTTGGCTGTTTCGATAAAAATTCTTCAAATAATAATTTATAGTATCTGCTATCACCATTTTTTAAATGATTATTATTTATTAACCATCTACCAAATCTTATTGAGGCATTTTCCATTTTATATACAGTTATTCATTATTTCAATAATTTTATCTTTATCTATTATTGTACATTTTTCAATTTGTTTATAAATTCTAGATGAGAATTTATCAGTTAAAATAACAGCATCTGGTGATTTGAAATATCTATAAAAATTTTCAAAATCACCAGATGTTGCTATTAATCTAATTGAATCTTCAGATATGTATCTTTTATTGAATCCCATTTATTCTATCTTGTATTTGTTCTAAAACATGCTCAGACGCTTCACCATAATCATATGGTTCTTTATTCATATGATCAATATCATATGAGATACCTTTGATACATTTTTTTAATGTATTCAATTCAGTTCTTAATTCCTGTATTTCTCTTTTGTATTCTAATTCTTTTTCTTTATTCATTTCCATTTGTTTGACCCAATCTATTTTTAAGTTCAATGAGCTGATTTTTTATACTATCAATACTCATTGAATTAATATTTTCAATCATATAATCAATATCTTCACATGCTATTCTTTTTAGTTTAGCTTTCCTTTCAAGTTTCAACTTTCTAGCACTATTTAGAACAATTGGTGCTGAATTTCCACTTACACTTGCATATGGCTTAATATAACCTCCACCACCCCAAGTATAAAATCCACTCATTTCATTTGCAGCATATTCAAGAACATCTTTAAATGTACCTTCAACATTACCTAAAAATGGATTAGAGTGAGATCCACCCATATCACAATTATGGTCTTCTCCATAAACAGAATAAACAGTATAGCCAGCATCAACAGATGAATAGGCACTATACCTTAGATCATCAAATTTCTTTTTAGTTTTCATTTCTTTCAATATATGGTTTAACAATATTCCAAGCAAGAATCCAACCACCTATAACGCATAACATCATTGATAATGTACCATTAGCTAAAACACCAAAAATTAATATTTATTTTTTTATGTTAATATTTTTTAATACTTTTGATTAAAATATTATATAAGTAATATGGCAACAAAATTTTATGGTGATTTGTGGGAAATAGAAGATAGTGGCGTTTGATAAGACTAAGGCATTGGATTTAAATAATGGAATAACATTATGTGAAAAGTGTCACAAATTATTTCATAAAAATTATGGTAAAAAAGAAAATAATATAGAACAATTAAATGAATTTTTAAATGAAAAATAAATTAGAAGAAATAGGTTTTTATACATTAAGTGACAAAAGAGCAGAAAATGTTTCTATGGAATCACAAATGAAAAGATGTGAAATGATCATAACAGAGTACTGCAATTTTTCTTGCGGTTATTGTAGAGGGTTAAAACCTGAAATATACGGCAATAGAAAGATAAAAGAATTATCTTTTGATGAAGTATGTAGGAATATTGATCTTTGGTGTGAAAACCAGCCATTAGAAAATATTAGGTTTTCTGGTGGTGAGCCAACATTACATAAAAATATTGTTGAGATAATATCTTATGCTAAAAGTAAAGGTATTAAAAGAATTGCAATTTCAACAAATGGTAGCAATAAAATGGAGTTATATACAGCATTAATTAACGCTGGATGTAATGACTTTTCTATATCATTAGATGCTTGTTGTTCTGATGATGGTGATAAAATGGCAGGTAATATTAATGGTTCTTGGAATGTTGTTGTAAAAAATATAGAAGAAATATCAAAATTAACTTACGTTACTGTTGGTGTTGTTTTAACACCAGATAATATTGATAAAACTATTGATACTATTAGATTTGCGCATAAGTTAGGTGTTGCAGATATTAGAATTATCAGCGCAGCACAATGGAACCAGCCAATACCAAGATTAAATGAGGTTGAAGATTATATTAAAGATTCTCATCCAATCTTAAAATATAGAATTAACCACTTCTCAGAAGGAATTAATGTGAGAGGTCTTGTTGATAGCGACAGTAAAAAGTGCGCTATTGTGTTGGATGATAGCATAATAGGAGGAGAATATTTCTTTCCTTGCGTAATTTACATGAGAGAACAAGGTGAATCTATCGGAAAAGTTGGTCCAAATATGAGAAAAGAAAGATTTGAATGGTTTAAAACTCATAACACTCACACAGATGATATTTGCAAAAATAATTGTCTTGATGTTTGTCGGGATATAAATAATAAGATAAGAGATACAAATAAAAAATTAGCAGAATTTTACAATGATTAGAAGAATACCAGCAGTCCAATTTACTTATGATCTATGGAGAGCAGGTTCACTCAATGAATTAGGAATAAGGCATAGAGAATGGGCAATAACTGAAAGAAGTAGATTCATAAGGAAAATGGCTATTGGTTTTACTGAAGGTGAAAAACTACTGCTTAGAAGAAAAGAAAATCATATTGCAGTAATGTTTTATGATACAAATTTGAAACACTTTTGGACACACTTAACACTTAGAGAATTTTACATATGTTTTCCAGAGTTACAAAAATAATAAGAGAATTTAAGGAATGGAAGTATCTTGCTTATCACGACTCATTAACTGGGTTATTAAACAGGAACTGGCTTAATGCTTATAAAATGAGCATTAAGAATCCTTACGTTTATTTTATTGATATAAATAACTTGACTAAAATTAACAAAATGGGTCATACTGTTGGTGATATGCACATTATAAATGTTGTTAAGCACATTCCACAAGTTGATGGAGACTATTTAGTTCGTTATGCTGGAGATGAATTTATTTTATTCTCTAATTCTGAAAATTTAATTAGTACCAACAAATTATATTCTGTTGGTATGTCAATAAATATAGGTGATTTATCAAACTCTATTATGGAAGCTGACATTAAAATGATAGAATCTAAAAAAAGATTTAAGAATGAGAACATTTAAAGAAGGTGACAAATTGCTATGTTGTAAAAAATTTGATCATTTAAAAATTGGAAAATATTATGAAATTATTTTATGCGGTTCATACCGACCATCTAATTGTTTTAATATAAGCGGATTTTGGTTTTCATTAAATAAAACATCATCAGTATACCCATATGTTTATGAATATTTCTTTACTGAAAAAGAAGAAAGAAAATTAAAATTACAAATACTTAAATTAAAATCTATATGAAAAATAAATGGCTCTGGTCAATGGTCATAGTAAATATGTCAATTGTTATAGGTAGTGTTATACTAAATATTTTCACTAAAAATTATGTTGCTCTAACAGCTTGGGTCAACACTGGATTGTGGATATTTATTACATTTATGACTCAAAAAAAAATGTACAAACAACAGGAAGAAATAGGTGATATGTGGACTGAAAATATTGAGTTTATTTTAGGTAGATTTAAAATCGATGAAATTCAAAAATGGTTACGTAAAAAGAAATTAGAAAATTTAAAAAACAAAGAATAAAAAATGAAGGTACTACTTATTGACATGGATGGTGTTGTAGTTGATTTACAACAAAATATAACTGATTGGTTTGAAAAACATCCACATTTACATTCTAAATATGAACATTGTCCAGATCATATACCTGGAATATTTAGAAATCCTAAACCTTATCCTGGAGCAATAGAAGCAATTAATAAGCTCTATGAATCAGGCAAATATGATATGTATATTGCAACTGCCGCACCTTGGGGTAATCCTGATGCAGCAACAGATAAAAGATATTGGATAGAAACTTACTTTGAAAATATGTTTCACAAAAGATTAATTCTTACACATAGAAAAGATATGTTAAAAGGAGACATATTAATTGATGATAGAGAAAAGAATGGAGCTGCTGAATTTGAAGGTGAACTAATAAGGTTTGGTTATAATCATATGACAGATAGTATGAATGAATATGAAGATTGGAATGCAGTATTAGAACATTTATTATGATAGAAGAGAAAGATATAACAGAAAAACTTAGAGAAAGTATAGTTCTGTCACTAGATTTTGTGTGGGACTATAAAATAGATCCATCACTTATTAAAATCGAAAGAACTAAAGGTATTGGGATATTGCAGTTATATTATATCCTCTTGCCAAATTATTAAAAATGCCTTTAGATGATTTTAGTTATATTTTAGGTGATTGTATTCTTTTTTATATGCCAGAAATATCTAAATATGAAATTATTAAAGGCTTCTTAAATTTAAAAATAAGTGATGCTTATTTAATTTCAAGATTATTTTATGTTCAAAAATATTGTGAAGAATTAGAAAGAAGGTCGAAAGAAAATATATATACTCCAAAAAAAGAAGATGAAGCATAGAAATATAAATTCAGAACTTGAGGAATTAAAAGATCAAATAAAATTATTAGAAGAAGAAAACGAAAAATTAAAAAACGAAATAAGAGGTTATTTAATAAGTGAAAATGAATTGAAAGCTCAAATAACCACAGAAAGATGTATGAAAAGGAATTATTAAATGAAGATATATACAAAAACTGGTGATAAAGGCACAACATCTTTAATAGGAGGAACTAGAGTATCTAAATATGATGAAAGAGTTGAAGCATATGGAACTTTAGATGAATTGAATTCTTTTTTAGGTTTAATAAGAGATTATGATATTGATCAAAAAACTAAAAATCTAATTATTGAAATTCAAGATAGAATATTTACAGCAGAATCTTTGCTTGCGGTAGATCCAGAAAAAATAGTAAGAAATCTACCAGTGTTATTAGAATATGATATTGAGCTTTTAGAAATTGAAATTGATAAGATGAATGTTGAATTGCCAGAAATATCAAATTTCATCCTACCTGGAGGACATAAGGTCGTATCAATTTGTCACATAGCAAGAACTATATGTAGAAGGGGTGAGAGATGTGTCATAAAACTAGTAGAGCATCAACCAAAAACAATACAGTCAGAAATGATACTTAAATACTTAAATAGACTATCTGACTTTTTATTTGTGTTATCAAGAAAACTTTCAAAGGATTTTAATGCTACTGAGACTCCTTGGTCTCCGAAGTATTAATTTCTTTTTCCTCTTTTTCTTCCTCTTTCGTTATTTTAATTCCTTTACCACCACAATCATTACATCTAGCTTTAGTTTCACGAATATAACCACTGGCATCACACGTGAGACAAATTTTATAGGTATATCCCATTAGATATTATATTTTTCTCTATTTTTTATCACTTCTAACTTTTGAGCTAATAAACCTTCAACATAATTATATACTCTAACTTTAAATTTAGGTGAAGCATTCTCATTTTTATATTCAATAAACAATGAGTGCCATTTATCATCAGCATCTATTTTTACTAAAATGTCAGAATCATGATATTTAGGATTTTCAAATGTAATATCTTTACACACTCCTATAATATTATGTTTTTTGTTTTTCTCATTAGAAAAATCAGACAAATAACACCAATAGCATTGAAATGCTATTTTTTTATCTAATACAATTTCTTTAACCAAATCATAAAAGCTAATATCATATTTTCTACAATCTGACTTTAAATCCTTCAAAATAAATGATTTATAATTTACATCCTTCATTTTTGAAAATTCATCTCTAACTGGTTGATCTCTATGAACAAATATTTCATATAATTGTAGATGTATCATATATTATATTTTTCTGTTTCTTTCTTTAATTTTACCATTTTATGTAATGGTTTAGTATCAGCATCATAACCATCAATTAATATTGCTGTGTTATTTTTAATTAAAAACCATTCGTCATTTGTATTATCATAATCAATAAATTCTTTATTTTTTTGAATTTTTGGATTTTCTAATTTTACTTTAACAAAAAATTCATCTTTATATGAAAAATAGTCAACTTCTGTAATTTTACCTTTAACTGTTGGGTGTTTAAAAATCTTATTTTCACTCTGAAATATAATACTTTTATTCATAAGTACTTCATCAAAAAATTCCATAATATTATCAATATACGGACTTTCTGGTATAGATTGATCCATAATATCAGAATCTGCTTTCAGATATTTCATAATATCGTTTATAAAGAACATATTATTTCCAGGAAACATATACCAGTTATTCGTATATTTTTCGAATATTTTAAAATTTGTTATCATTTATTTCTCTTTTTTGTATCTTTAACAGCATCTCTTTTAACATACAATAGATACTCACCTTTAGTCGTTGTTAGATTATAAACAAACTGACCCTCATTAATAGCACTTATTATTTCAAGATACTCATCAATTTCATCTTTAGATAATTGACTGCACTTTGATAGTTCTTGTAATGCCATTTCTTTGGTAATTTCTTCAGATTTTATTATCTCTGTCTTTTTCATAGTTGGTAAACTTATATTTTGTATAATAAACCTTATTAGTTTATTATCATAAATTGTATTTATCATTCTCTTTTTTAAGATTATATCTCTCAAATTGTTTAGGATATTTTTCTTGTAACTCTTTAACTTTATCTTCGTCTCCATTATTTATCAAATAATCTATGAAATCATCTCCATTTTCATCTTTAAAATTCCAATCTGCTCCCAACTCTATTAATTTATCTACAACACTATAATAATTATAAACTTTATATCTAATATGTGTAGCAAACATTAAAGCTGTTCTTTTAGTATAGGATTGCGCATCTAAATCCGCACCATATTTTAATAATAATTCAATGACTTTAGTTACTTTTGATGGTGTAAATTTCAAATTAGTAATGGCATTCATTATTGGAGTTTTATTTACACCATTTCTTACATTTGGATCTGCGCCTTGATTCAATAAGTCTTCTATCTTATCCAAATTTAAATTTCTTATAGCTCCAAATAATTCTTTACTATTAACTGTATTTGACTCAGATATGTTATTTTTTTTTATAAAATTCTTATGAACTAAATATTTCAAATAATTATACATCTCTTTAGAATTTGTTAAATCTACACCATAGTTATTAAATAAATAATGATTTATAAATTCTAAAACATGATCCTCAGTCACTGATTCATGTAAATCTTTAATATTTTTAATGGATTTTTTATATAGCGCGGGAAATAAACTTGTTATAAGTTTAAGATTAACGTTAATTCCCTCATATACTTTAAATTTAGTTATCATTCATAAATTAAATTTAGTTCTAAGTTTATATTGTTCAGTATCTTCATCTGAATGCACTATTACTTCATCATCTATTGAAGCATCATCTTCTAAACTATCCAATGAAATATGAATATGTTCTATATTAAAAGTATTTTCTGGTTTAGCTTCAAATCCACCATTAAAAATAACATCTTTACATATTCCAGTTAGATTTTTACCATAATCCTCACTATCAAATGTTATAAGTTTGCCAACTAATAATTTTTTAACAAATCTAATATATTCTTCTTCTTTATCTTTTACTATGTTTTTATCATCAGGTATATAATATCCACCTCTTACAAATTTTTTAGTTTCTCTTTCATTATTAGCAGATTCTTCCATTTCATTAGCAAGTTTATACAAACTAATATATAGATTCCCATCTTTTTCAACTATGCCATTCCACTTAAACCTATATTCTTCATATGTTTTTAGATATTTCATAGATTATATTTTTTAATTCTTTCTACTTGCTTGTCAAATTCTTCTTCATTTTCAATAAGATTACCATTACCATCACATAGTTCATATTGATAATGATTAGCACCCTCACCTGATTCATTAAGCCACTCTTCTATTCCATAAGTAATACACTCTGATCTGTTCCTTTCGGAAGATGCAGATCCTGTGTTATAATACTTATTAAAATATTCAGTATCTTCTATTTTTTTTAATGGAACATCAAGACTACCACTGAAAGTAACTTTCAAAATTTTTTCAGTAGGATCATATTTTTTATTTAAGGATTCGTTAAATCTTTTAATTTTCATATTCTATATATTATTTTTTAAAATAAAAAAACCTCAGAGGTTTTCACTTTGAAAATGTTAAAATACGACTTATTTATATTTATATATACATATAAAACTTTGTATGAAAATTCAAAAAACATTCACAATTGAAGAAGATATTTCTAAGGAATTTGATAAAATATCAAAAGAGAAATCAATTAATAAATCTTTATTTTTAGAAAATGCAATGAAAGATTTTATTGAAAAAAATAAGAAAGAAAAATGATAGGTATATACAAAATTACAAATATTATAAATAATAAATGTTATATAGGTTCATCAGTAGATATTGTAGGTAGATGGTATCATCATAAAACAACATTAAAATTTAATAAACATCATTCAATAAAATTACAAAGATCCTATAATAAATACGGTTCAGATAATTTTAAGTATGAAATTGTAGAAGAATGTGAAACAGAATTATTATTAATTAGAGAAGAATACTATATCAACTTATTTGATTGTTATAATAATGGATATAATTTTTCAATACCATCGAATTGTGTTATGCTTGGCAGACATCATAGTGAAGAAACAAAAGAAATACTTAGAGAAAAAAGTAAGGGTAATAAAAATAGATTAAATATGACATTTAGTGATGAATCTAAAAAGAAAATAAGTGACAAATTAAAAGGACGGAAATTGTCAGATGAAACTAAACTAAATATGAGCAAAGGACAGAAGAATAGAATTTATTCAGACGAAGACTTGAAAAAAATTACTGAAATAAATAAATCTAGAATAGGAATACCGTTATCAGATGAGCATAAACTTAAATTAAGTTTAGCAAAAGTAGGAAAGAAACAAAGTCCAGAAACTATTGCAAAAAGAGTACAAAAAAACACTGGTCAAAAAAGAAAAAAAACTTAATTATTTTTATTACTATATAGTATGTGGAATTTTCCGCAAATAAAAATAAATAATAAATTAAAAATGAGTAAATTGAATGGAAAAGTCAAATTTTTTTCTGATAAAGGATTTGGCTTCATCGTTGAAAATCAAACAGGTGTAGAAGTATTCGTACACGCTACAGGTTTGCTTGATGAAATCAGAGAGAATGACGAAGTTGAGTATGAAGTTGTGCCAGGTAAAAAAGGCAACAATGCAGTGAATGTTAGAGTTTTAAACTAAGATATTTTAATCATATTGTCTAATAAAAGAGCCTCAAAAATGAGGCTCTTTTTATTTAACAAACATCCAGCCATCAACTATCGTCACATAACATTTACAGTTCATACCTCTAACACCCGTGCTTACTTCAATTGGCATTGATTTAGCTCCAACGATGAAGAATTTCAAAATCAGCATCCTCTAATTTTTCTGCAAATATTGCATGTAACTGATTCGTAAAAACACAATTTCTTGATACAGAAATCATTTCTGGTAATATAGTTCTTTGATTTGCCATTGTCTAATAATTATTTTTTGGTTTTGATTAATAAATAAAGCGTCACATAACCTATCTTTACTCTTTATATCTCTTTTAATATTCCATTCAACAAACTTTCTTTTTGTTAAAAACTTAATGTTGTGTATTTCTTCTATTTTAGTGATGTCTTTGAAATATTCATCATTTAGATAATAAACATCTTGAAAATCAGTATTATCAAATACAAAAATTAGCTTACTATCTAAGTGATTTCTTAGAATGTCAGCTAATTTCCAGTTTTTATTTTGTCTTGTAAGTTTCCTAATTTCTAGGACTTCATCAACACATAATTTACATAATACATCATCAGTATCTGTACGTTCAAAACAAGAATATATAAATTCTAAATTCATTTTAAAGATTCTTTAATATAAGGTCTCAATTTTTTCATAACATAACCTTCCATTGCAAATTGCTTAGATGATGTCCATTCTAATTTAGATTCATCCCAATATAAAGTTACGTCTTCAACTTCACCGCAAGAACTACCATGATTTGGTGCACGAAAACTTTCAACTTTACTTTTTAAAACACCACTTGCAGTAAGTTCTTTAATCAAGTCTAAAAATTCTGGTTTCATATCTGATAGTTTTTAATTTGATATACAAAGATACAAAAAGTAATTGATATTACCTAATTCCAATACCAATATTTACATTATTATTAAAATACCTAGATTCTTCTATTCTCGAAATTTCTTTTCCTTTAACTTTTAAGGTGGCTCTATTTAACCTATTTTCTGGCATACCAATATCTGAATGCATTACTTGATATGAAACTTCTCCAGTTGATTTAATAATTTTTTTACCATAGTAAACTATTCCATATCTCATTTGAAATCCAATGCTAGTAATAACATAATAAGAATCAATGGATGTACCTAAGTTACAAGTAACAACATCACCAATTTTAAGATTTGCATTTTCAGAAACATATTTTTCAATGTTAGATTTCAACTCTAAAAATGATGTGTTAATTTTTTGTTCTAATTCTTGAAAGTTCATATTTATTTTTTTAAATGTAAATCATATTCAGCATTATAATCTTCTTCCTCAACATCACCAACAATGTTTTGTTCCCATATTTGACTAATTTCACCAAATATATTTTCTGCAACACTAATATCACTTGATTTACGAAGTATTTCTACTATTTCAAGTGTTAATTTTCTAACTTCATCAGGCTTTACCATTTATCACATTTTTAATTAGACTACAAAGATACAAAAAATAAATTAAAAAAACAAGAAAGGAAGTAACATTTTTTAATATATAACATCCAGTTATATGACACTTCATATAATTCTAAATAGTCTTTGATATAGAAAATTTTATTAATAATATTTTTTAATCTTCTTGCTACTTTATTGCCTTCCTTTTCTTCTGGCTTTAATTTTATATCTTCAAATGCCTTAATATGTTTCATATGTTAAATTTTATTGAATCATTTTTTGCATTTTGCGCTTCTATTTCTTCTGGTGTTGCAAATCTAAAATACTTTTTAAAAGAAGTTAATTGCATTTTATCATCAAGTATATAGCCATTTTCTGGACTATTTGAATTGATACCATATTTAATTTTAATCATTTTTTCTGATGAACTGACTACTTCTCCAACATTGTTAGTTACAAAGTTCTTTTGTGCAGTATGACCATCTGAAATAAACGTTGGTAATCCAATCACAAAATCTTCAGATTCAAAATCTTGAAATGTTGGAGAGTAATTTTGTTGGATAGAATGCTCTAAATAATTTTCTTTAACAGGATTATCTTTTAAATACTGGGCTTGCTTTATAGTTTTGAAACTTATATCTCTTAACTTATTTATTTTATGATTTTTATCATTATTTAACTTTGTTCTCTTATGTGAATCTTTTTCTTTTTCTAATCTTTTTCTATCACTTTTAATACCTTTTTGTAAATATACCGCATTCTTCAACAGCCCTTTTTTTACTTTGAAAGGCTTTGCTGAATTGATTGTTATTGGTTTAAAATCCTCAAATGTCTTAATATGTTTCATACTCATTATATATAAAAAAATCAGGTCAATTTTTTTTTATCCATAAATATTATATATTTGTAGTAGAGTTGAAAACTTTTAGTACCAGACTCACTAAATAAAAATAAAATTAATAATGAAAATTCGTAGTGGTTTTGTAAGTAACTCATCTTCAAGTAGTTTTGTTATACTTAGAGATGCTATATCTAATAATCAATTAGATATGATAATAAACATGGATTATTGGATTCGTGAGTTTATTAACAGGGATGAAAATAATGGTGGATCAGAAAATTTAATGGATAAATTTTGTTATTATGAATCAGATCCTTGGTCAATTGAAGTAAATGATGATTATGTCTTTGGTGAAACATCTATGGATAATTTTAGTATTGGTGATTATTTTGAATATATAAAAGTCGACATGAGTTTTGTAAAGTGGGATGATGGATATGTTTATTCACCAACTGACGAACAACTTGAATTTATTGAAGAAAAGAAAAAACTTATTCAAAAACCTAATAATTTTATTGATTTATGATCTCAGAAATTCCACTATTTGCAGTACTTATTTTGTGTAACGCTTTCTTTATACTTAAATATCTTAAATTAAAAAAAGCCATAAGGTCTTATGAAAGAATAGGAACTGGAAGATATGGTTTTTACAAATATATAGGAACATATAGTCATTATAGTGCTTATGTATATGTAAATGAAATTGATAGATATACAGATGGTTATTCAAAAATTAGAATTGATAGAATTGAAGCTTTCACCAAATCAAGTGAAAGTGATGCAATTGAAAAATCAACAAATGCTTTTCTATCATTGAAACTAACAAATGAAATTGAATGGTTAGAGAGTGAAGATAATATAAAAAGAATTAGAAAAGAAAAATTAGAACAAATAGCTAAATTATAATATTTAGCAAAAATCCTAAATTAGCCACTATCTAGTGGCTTTTTTATTTTAAATTTTTTAAACTATTTGAAAATTTTTATCTATAGTCTTTACAGAATATAAAATTTTCATAGTATAAATCAAAAAACTAAATTATGGGTTACGAAAACAAAAGAGGGGATTTAATTCTTCCACAAGGCACCTTTGTATATATACAAGACGGTGCTGCAGGTACAGTGCAAGTTGCAGTTGGACCTTACAAAGAAAGCATTGGTGAGATTGACAAAATCGTTGTATTTGATGAAAAATCAAGAAAATTCATTCAAGTAAACGAGTTTAACGATGCAATCCAAGTTGCTAGATCAGCCGATGAAGGTCAATACATTGTGCTGATAAATCCAGCAGAGCCAAAAGACAATGAACAGAAATTCCCACAAAGAGGAAAGAATTCAACAATGGCAACTCTAAAAACAGGAAGCAAGGTAAATATTCCAGGTCCTGCTACATTTCCACTTTGGCCAGGTCAAATTGGTAAAGTATTAGACGGTCACAATCTTAAATACAATGAATATCTTATTGTAAGGGTTTACAACGAAGAACAAGCAAAGAAAAACCTTTCTAATGCTATTGTTAAAACTGCCGCATCAGATGATAAATCTAAATCACTGATCGCAAAAGAAGATTTAGTAACAGGCAAATTACTTGTTATTAAAGGTACAGATGTATCTTTTTACATTCCACCTACTGGTATTGAAGTTGTTTCTGAAAACGGAAACTATGTTCGTAAATCTGTCACATTAGAGAGATTAGAATATTGTATTCTATTAGATCAAAATGGTGACAAGAGGTACGAAAAAGGACCAGCAGTTGTTTTCCCTAAACCAACTGAAGAATTCCTTGAACAAGATGGTAAAAAGAAATTCAAAGCACTTGAATTGAATGACAATATGGGTATTTACCTTAAAGTCATTGCTGATTATGAAGAAGATGGTCGTCAGTATAAAACTGGTGAAGAACTCTTTCTTACTGGCAAAGAACAAAAAATCTACTTCCCAAGAGAAGAACACGCTATTATCAAATATGATGATAGGGCTATGCATTATGCAGTTGCGATCACTGGTGGTGAAGCTCGCTATGTCCTTAACAAAGACACAGGTAGTATTTCATTATTTGTTGGTCCAAAAATGTTCATTCCAGACCCACGAAAAGAAGTAATCGTTAAGAGAATTCTTGATGAAAAAACTATCAAATTGTGGTTCCCTGATAGTATTGATGCACTTCAGCACAATAAAATATTAGAAGCTGAAATGAGTCAAAATGATTTTTCTGATCTTGGTTACAGAAGTAGTGCATATGTTGCTGAAAGAGGCGGATTCTCAAAACAAGTAAAAAGCTCATCTTTGAATATGGCAGATGAAATGAGTAGGAAAAACGCATTCACAAAACCAAGAACTTTGACAATGGATAACAAGTACGAAGGTGCTGTTACTATCAATGTTTGGCCTGGTTATGCAGTTCAAATAGTTAAGAAAACTGGTGAACGTGAAGTTGTTGTTGGACCAAAAGTTAGATTGCTTGAATTTGACGAAACACTTGAAGTTCTTGAACTTTCAACTGGTAAACCAAAAACAGACAATGTTTTAATGAAAACTGTCTATCTTCAGACTGAAAACAATGTTGTATCAGACATTATTGATGCTGAAACAAAAGACTTAGTTAATGTTAAAATCCGTTTGTCTTACAGAGTTAACTTCACTGGAGATAATAAGAAATGGTTCAATGTTTCTAATTATGTGAAATTGATGACTCAACACCTTCGTTCACTTGTTCGTAACAGAGTGAAGAAAATCAACATCGAAGACTTTAATAGTGATCCTGCTGATATTCTTCGTGATACTGTATTAGGACCAGCAGAAGAAGGCAAGAAAAGGGTAGGTAAAACTTTCTCTGAGAATGGAATGCATGTTTATGATATTGAAGTTCTTGATATTATCATTGGTGACAATGAAATCTCATACTTCCTTAAAGATTATCAGAAACATATTGTTAAACAGAATTTAGAAATGAATAAGCTTCAGAAAGATTTGGATAATACCAAAAAAGAAGAAGATATAACAAGACAAATTCTTGAAGAAAAAGCAAAAACAGAGGATATTCGTGTTACAATTAACAAATCTAAGATTGAAACTGCAAATTCTATTGAACTGTTGAAAGTAAATGCTGAAAAAGAAAGACAAGTAATTCTTGATGAAATTTCAAAAATGATTCTTGAAGTTAATAAACTTAAAGATGAACACAAACTTGAAGTTGATAAAGAAAGCTCTGATATTCGTACGGCAGAATATGAAAAACAGATGGCATCTATTCAGCCTAGATTGATTGAAGCAATGATTACACTTGGTGGTGTTAAAACTACTGAAATCCTTGCCAGAAATCTTAAAGAACAAGGTAATGATTGGACTAATATGTTCAAAAAAGGCGGAATTGACGGATTATTAGAAACAGTTAAAGGTACTCCTTTATATGATAATTTGATGGCGGTTCTTAATCCTGAAAAACCAAAGTAATTATGGAAAGTAGAAGTGAATTAATGACAGTTAGCCAATTGTATGAAGTTTTAACAAAATGTGTTAATAATGGATATGGTGATAAATTTATTCAAGTAAATGAATATTTTGTTGGCTATGAAGAAGAAGATGAAGAACAATTTGGTATAGGTGAAGATCAAATATTATTGTCCGCAATTCATGTTCAAGATATTATTGAATATGGAGAAGAAACTGGTGATGAAATTGATTGCTAATTTATGAAAAAGAAATTCAGAGAATTAGATTTAGATGGTCATAAATATGGCTGGATCGTAAAAGATGACGATGATGGAAATTCATTACGCATATATAAAGATAAAAAAATAATTTATGACGAAGTAATATCAGGTGATATTGACATTACTCCAAAAATAGTAGCCGATATTATTTTTAAAGAAACTAAATAAATATTTTTTGAATTAGAAAAAGAAAATGAGAAGTATTCACATACTTCTCATTTTTTATTTAAAACTTTTCCGTATATTTGTAAAAAATTGTACAATAATGTATATTTAGTTGATGTTGTTTTTATATATACAATATGGAAAAACGACAAAAAATATGTGGTGTTTATAAGATAACCAACACATTAACTAAAAAGTATTATATTGGAAGTGCAGTTGATCTAAAAAATAGATTTAAATGTCACAAACAATTATTAAAAAATAATAAACATTATAATAGTCACTTACAATCATCATATAATAAATATGGTAAAGAAAATTTTATTTATGAAATCATAGAAACCAATGACAATAAAGAAAATATAATAGAAAGAGAACAGTATTGGATTAATTTTTTAGATGCTAATAATACTAAAAAAGGGTATAATAAAAGAATAATTGCCACATCAAATTTAGGAATTAAATCTTCAGAAAAAACAAAAGAAAAATTAAGACTTTCTCATTTGGGGCATAAACAAAGTGAAGAATCAAAAATAAAAATATCAGAATCACAATATAAAAAAGTTTGTCAATTTGATAAAAATGGTAATCATATTAATACATTTAATTCTTTTAAAGAAGCTTCTGAAAAAACAAATATTGTAGAACCTGGGATATCAATGGTAATAAATAAAAAATTAAAAAGCACAGGTGGTTTTTATTGGTGTTTATTAGAAAATATAAATGAGTTTTCTATTCCAGTTTATAGAATAGATAAAAAACATAAAAAAATAAAAATAACTTGCTTAGAATCTAATGAAACATTTAATTTTGATTCTATACCAGAAGCAAGTAATAAATTAAACATATCAAAAACATTATTATACACAAAGAATAAAAATAAAAAATATAAATGGGAAAGAATTTAAAAAATATTTACCTTGACGACTTGAGAACACCATATGAAGATAAGTGGATAATTGTTAGAGGGTTCTATCAATTTATTGAAACTGTAGAATCAATTGGCTTAGAAAATATTGGTGCAATTTCATTAGATCATGATCTTGGAATATTTGTAGGTGAAGAAGAAAAAACTGGTTACGATTGTGCTAAATGGTTAGTCAATTTATCTATGGACAAAGGTATTAATCTTCCACAAATTTATGTTCACTCCGCTAATACAGTAGGATTACTGAATATTATAAACTATGTAAATAATTATTTACATTTTTGTGAGCAACCAGAAACTTGTTCTATTGGTTATACGGCATTTAAAATTTAAAAATAAAATATGAGAAATTTATTTAATTGTAAATATGTTATTAATAATGTAGTTAATGGATATAAACTACGTAGAAAAATTACTTTTTTTGGACTAACATTTCATGAAACTCTTGATATATGTAGTAACAAAAAAATATTAGATGAATCATTAAAAATACTTGGCATTGATTCATGTAAATGTAAAAATTATCCTGAAAATTAAAAAAGTGGCAATTGCCACTTTTTTTTATAAATTAAATTTTTTTATATTTAATAATAAATTAAATTTTTCTATTGATATTTGATTAATTAAATCTTCTATATTATCTAAATTTATAACGTAAGTATAAGACATCGAACTTTTATAAGTATTTTCTAAATTTTCTAAATTGCTAAAATAGTATAATATATTATCAATAAGAGTATTTAAATCTGAACCTTTTTTTATTTTTAATAACATAAATACACCACCTGTTTTATTTCGGCTTTCAGATATATAAATTTCAAATTTAAATGAGTATGGTGATAATATGTTTTTTGATGATTTAAATTCTGTATCATAGTGATATGTATTACAATTACATTTTGTATTTATATCACTATATACATCATCATCAATATTATAAAATTTAGTTTCATATCTATATTTAAACCCTTCACCAAAAACCTCACATAAATGATTTGTTAATCTAATTGCATCAGATTTTAACTTATTAAGTAATATTTCTTTTTTTTGATTCAAAGTAACATATTTATCAAATATATTTATATATCTCATACTTTAGACATTAAGGATTCCGCTTATTCTATTACAAATTGATGTAAGTGTTTGTGCGTAGTTCGGATCCGTAGCATACCCCGCAAGAGAAATTGCATTTATAAATGCAATAGGATCTTCTTTAACTTCCAATGCTGCAGAATATCTTGGATTTCTAATAAGAAAATTGGCGTGATCAGTAAAACATTCTTCAGGTGATTCATATTTTCTAAAATAATCTTTAACAACATATTTGAAATATTTTTGTCCATTTCTCACTGTTGGTGTTACTGATATTATTTGAGGAAATTTTAAATCTGCTCTACGGCTATATTCTGTAGTTGTTAGTAGTTGTTCATTTCCATTGATTCCATCAGTGTCTTTTACACCGAAATAAGCCCAACCTGGAGAAGATGAATTCCAACCGCTTTCTAATGCGGCTTGTGCCAAAATTGCTATTGCTGATATACCAGTTTCATTTTGTGTTGATTCTGCAAAAGGATAAAGTAGTCCAACAAAGTCTTCTGGCTTTAATTTAGTGCTAGGTGTTAGTTCCATAATTTATTTTTTTAATTATATATTAATTTTTTATTCTGAATAAAAGGAGTTATATTTGTAGTCTAATTAAAAAAATAATTAATATGGCATATCCTAAAAAAGCGACAAAACCAAAATCTTCAAAACATGTTTGTTCAGGATGTATTGAATTTTTTGATGCAAAAGATTTATTTGTTGCACAAGTACCAGATAGAGATTATACTACTATATATTGTGCTGAATGTCTTAAAGAGTTAGGTATCAAAGAATCTAGACCTTACCACAAAGTTGCAGAAAGAAAACCTAAAGCTGAAAAAGCAACAACTACTAAAAAGAGTACAGCATCAAAAACTAAAAAAGGTGTATCTAAAAAAACAGAATCTGTTGTAGAAAAACCTAAAAGAAAATATGTAAGAAAAACGAAATAACATGGGACTTTTAAAATTCATTGATAAGAAACTATCATCAAATGAACAATTAAATTATTTAAAAGGTTATTTGTTTTTTGGTGCGCCTTTAGGAATTACACTAGTTGAAGGATTCAAATATTTTTTTGTGCCAACTTATCATTTTAGTGTTGTTAATTTAATATGTATTATTATTACTGATACTTTATTTGCTTCACCACTTATTATTAATTACTTTAAGCATAAAAATAAATATAAAAGACTGGTTGAAAAAATCAGAAATAATGAAAAATTAGATAAAGTTAAAGCTATATTTGATTACAAATATTTTGAAAAAGGAAAAATATATAACTTGGACACCTCATATTTTGAATATGGAACTAAAATTTATGTGACAGCATCTAGTACTAATTTTCGTGTTGGAGTATGTAATTTGAAAGATGTTATAAACAAATTTGATTTAGATGATATAAGAGAAGAAAGATTAAAAAAATTAAAAAGATTGAATAAAATATGGAAGAATTAAAAAAAATACAAAAAGATCATCACTATATTGTAGATTGGCACATACCAAAAAAGAAAGAAGATATGAAAGATATTCAATCAAAACAAGTTAAACCAGTTTCTGAAAAAGTATTTATAGATTATGGAGACTATACAAAAAAGGATTAAAAATGTAATTCAAAACTCAATCGATGTTAAACAATTAATCTATTCTGATGATAGATTAATTAAAACTATTGAAAATGTAGTGAGTTTAATTAATAATTGTTATTTTTATAATGGCAAAGTTCTTTTTTGTGGTAACGGCGGTAGTGCCGCAGATGCTCAACATCTTGCTGCTGAACTGTCTGGTAGATTTTATTTTGATAGACCACCACTATATGCAGAAGCATTACATGTAAATACATCTTATGTAACTTCAGTCGCCAATGACTACTCTTATGATGTAATATACTCTCGTCTTGTGCAAGCAATGGGTATGGAAGATGATATACTAATAGGTCTATCTACGTCTGGTAATTCTACAAATATCATTAAAGCCTTTGAAACTGCAAAAGGTAGAGGTATGAGAACAGTTGCTTTTACTGGAGAAAATGGAGGTAAATTAAAAGAATTGTCTGATTATGTAATAAATGTTCCATCTAATGACACGCCAAGAATTCAAGAATGCCACATTATGATTGGTCATATTATTTGTGAATTGGTTGAAGAAAAAGTGTTCAAATAATTTGGTATATCAAAAGTTTTCCTTATCTTTGTACTGTTAAACAAATAAACACTTAGAAAATAGAGTATTAAATAATGATCCAATTGAATTATAAATTATGAATGCAACAGAAAAAAGAAGTGTAAAATTACTTGCAAAACTTTGGTCTTTAGCAAGTTGGTTATGTATAATTAACTTTTGTTTGTTATCATTAGGCTGGGGATTTTTAAACATCACAGATTCTACATCTTTTTCAGATCATATTATATTGCTTGTTGGTGCTGGGATTATGGCTGTGACTGGGCTAGTAACAGATGGTCTTAAAGAAGGCAATATTCATAAACTTAATCTATACAAAGAACAGATTAATGAATATAGATTACGTAAAAATGTAATCAAAGTATTTGAATTTATTGATAATAAAGAATTTGATGAAGCTGAAAAATATTACAAAACATATATAACTGATAAAATTGCCACAAACTTTTTAACTCCTTATATTCTTGGAATTTTAACTACCAATGAAGATAAAAAAGAAATTGTCAAAGGTTATATTGATGGAATGAAAAATATCTATGACCCTAATAAAATATTCAAATGAAAAATCTAAACTTAGAAGTAATTATAAGAAAAATTGCAACTTTAATTGTATTTATTATATTACTTTTTAGTCCATTTACAATAATTGAAATTATTTTATATTCTCTAAGATATATATTATATAACATATCATTTCCAAAACAACCATATTGTTTTGAATTATTCTCAAAAATGTGGTAAATATTTGTGTAATTCAATTATATTCCTTATCTTTGTACTATTAAAATAGAGATATTATGAAAGTTTCACAAGAAGTTATTGAAAAACTTAAGCCACTTAAAGGTATTAACCTTGACGTGGCTTTTCGTATTTTTAAGTCAAAGAAGCTTGATGTTAAAGCCGCAGGGTTTGTAGAAAATCTTATCGCTCTCTTACTTGATAGGGAATTACCTAAAAATGAGCGTGGTATGGACTTCAAAGGTCTTTTTGAAGTTAAAGAAATCAAAGTACATTTTACAAAAAGTGGACAAATGAGAACTGGTGGTGACACAAATATTAGTTCTTATTTGAATTCTGAGCCAAACTTTTTTGAATCAAATATTTGGGACAAAACAAGCAAAATCCTAATTGTTTGTGTTGATGAAAATAGGGTCATTGTTGATGTTAGATTCTTTGATGGTGAGCCTTTTGCAGAACAAATGAAACAAGATTATGAAGCAATCAAAACAGCCAGAAATCTTTGTCGTCAGAATAATAAAATCCTAGTTTTTAAGACTGGTTTCAATTCAATTATGCTTAAAGGTAATTGTGCTATTGATATGAGCGAAAGTATCATTGAAGATGAAAACGAAATTGAAAACCAAGATTCTTACATTCGTGGTCTTTTTGATCATAAGTTTCAATCTTATCAGGAAAAATTAAAAACTATTGTTGATAGTATTTTAGCACTTATGAACAGTGCATCTCTGAAAGATTTGCAATTGATTATGAAAATGGCTGAAGCTAGAATGAAAGAAAGTGTTGGATTTGATGCAAATGTTGAAATGCCTTTTTAATTAAATAAAATAAATATATGAAAACAGTAGAAAGTATCAAGAATGAATGTAATATTAAGCAAGAAAAATGCACACTATTATTGGAACAAAAACGAGAATTTGAAAAACAAATTTCTTTTTGGAGTTCTATTTATGTCATTTTTTTTATTCTCAATTTATAAAACAGCAAGATATGAAAAAAATAAACTTGATTAGTATTTTTTAATATAATTATTTGAATCATTAAAAAATATCATATGCAAATTTTAATTTTAATAGCCTTGGGAGTATTCTTTTTAACAAGCATACTCTTTCTTGTTTTATACTTAAAGATGAAAGAAAAGTGTTCTAAAATTGACTTAGAACTAGAAAAATCACAATCAAACTACTCAACATTATCAAATTACTATGTAGAATTAAAAAATCTATCTAATAGAAAAGGATTTTATGAAAGTACATTAAATCTTATGAGTCCAGAAGAAAAAGAAAAAGGCTCAAAAGGTGAGCCATATACTTGCATTATTCATGTAAAAGAATTAGATAGATATACTAATGGTATGTCAAAAATTGAATTAACTAATGTAGAATTGATAGCTGGATTTGACAATTCACAATTTGATCATGTTAAAAATTCAATGAGAATTAAATTTTCTTCACTTAAGAAAACTACAGAAATAGAATGGCTTGAGAGTGAAGAAACTATAAAAGAATTAAGAAAGCAAAAACTTAAAAAAATAGCTGAACTTGAAAAAAATTGAATTTAAAATTGATGAAACTGTTCTTTGTAAGAAAAATTATGTTTATATATCCAATTCAAGATTGGTAAAAGATGATCCAAATAAAGTATCATTTCTTAAAAATAAAAATTACAAAATATCAGATTTTTCTTACTGGGATGATGAAAATAAAATAATTATGTATCAAATTAATAATTGGTCATTCGTTTCAACAAATGAAGTCCATAATTTATTCGTGCCAAGATTTGAAGATTATTTTTATACTAAAAAGGAAATTAGAAAATTGAAACTAAATAAAATAGAAAATGAAAGAGATTGAAAGAAAGTTTTTAGTTGATAAATATAAACTTTTATCTAATATTAAGTCAACTGATATAATTGAGGATTTTAATATAGAACAAGGTTATCTTTGTAAAGAAGATGGAATAACAGTCAGAATAAGAATACAAGATGATACTGGTTTCATTACAATTAAAGGTAAAACTGAAAACATTTCTAGAGATGAGTATGAATATGAAATACCACTTCAGGATGCAAAGGATCTACTTAAAATGTGTGATAAAACAATAATTAAAGAACGATTAGTTATTGAATATTGTAAAAAAAATTGGTATGTTGATATATTTGATGGTAATAATATTGGTCTTGTAGTTGCTGAAATTGAACTAAAAAATGAAGATGAGGAATTTTCATCACCAGATTGGGTACTAAAAGAAGTTAGTGATGATGCAAGATACTACAATTCCAATTTGATAAGTAATCCATTCAATACTTGGAAATGAGTTTTCTTAGTAGAATATTATTTAAACCAGAAAAATTTGATATTGTATGTCATAACGAAAAAGAATGGAATGATATGCAACTTTTTTTATTTGAAAGAGGATACTATTGGGAAAATTATGGTAAAAATTTAATGTTTGAATTTAAATGGTGTTTTCCAAGAATATTGAAAAATTATAGAACTGGTGATATATTTGGAAGTAAAATACTAATTATAGAAAGTTATGAATTTGTAATGAAAAGAAAAGAACTAGGGTTCTATAAAAATGTAACTCCAATAAATGCAATTTCTTATATGAGAAAATTGAAATTAAAAAAAATAAAATGAGTACAGTAGTATATGCTAAATATAATTTTGTTGAATATAAATCTTCTGGTGAAGTAAAAAAATATTATGACAAAGAAAATGTATTTGCTCTATATATTTTCAAATCTGGTTGGGAACATTTGCATCATTGTATTTTAGAATCAGGTGATTTTGAAACTGTAGATTATTATACTTACACATCTGAACAAATACATAAAACATTTGGTATTAAATCATTTTCAAGAAAAGAAAAATTAAATAAGATAAATGCAAGCACTTTGTAAAAAAAATTATCATTTTTTTGAAAAAGGAAAGTATTATAAAATTGATAATATACATTCTGTATTTCAAAAAGATGATTTTATAAGTCTCAATTATGGTAACGATTTATTCAGATTTAGATTAAATCGTTCATTAGAATGTATTGAAGGATTTATTGGTGAATTTGAAGTGTACTTTTATGACTATTTCTACAACGTTCAAGACCAAAGAAAAGCTAAATTAGAAAAATTATCAAATGTAAATTCATGAATATATAATAATGAAATACTATTACATTTCTGTAATAGTTTCAGGAAACAAGTTCCTTCTTTTTAAGCGTTTCGTTGCTTGTGCCAATCGAAATTGGTCTTATTTTTGCTCCACGCTCGTAATCAGACGTTCCATCTGATATATTTTTTCTATATCCTTCATTAAGAATATTTATTGATGCATTTATATCTCTATCATGTTTTCCACCACATTTAGGACAAATCCAAGTTCTATCATTTAAGGTTAAATTGTTGTTAATCCAACCACATTTAGAACAGGTTTTAGATGAAGGAAAAAGCCTATCTATATGAATGACTTGTTTATCATTCCAAAGTGCTTTATATTCTAAAACATCTATAAATCTACCCCAACTAACATCTGAAATTGCTTTTGATAGTTTATGATTTTTCATCATTCCTTTAATATTTAAGTCTTCCAAATAAATTATATCAAAATCATGAATTAGTTTATTAATTGTTTTATGAATTAAATCCATTCGTGAGTTAGTTATTTTTTCATGAATTCTAGCAACTTTTAATCTTTGCTTTTCATATCTATTTGATCCTTTTGTTTTCCTTGATAGATATTTCTGATTTAAGGATAATTTTTTTTCATAATTATTTAGAAATCTGTGGTTCTTGATTTTCGTTCCATCAGATAACACTAAAAAGTCTTTTATTCCTAAATCTATTCCTACTGATTGATTTGTTTTTTTATTTGGTTGATATTCTTGCTCTGTTAAAATTGATACAAAATATTTTCCAGTAGGAGTTTTTGATATAACACAATGCCTTATATTGCCTTTAATTTGTCTTTCCATTATCATTTCTATACCATCAAGGAACTTTGGAACAAACAATTTAGTTCCGTTGTATCTTACATTCTGTGGTATAGTAAATGAATTTTTATTTCTTTTTGATTTGAAATTAGGAAATTTAGTTCTTTTATTAAAAAATCCTTGGTATGCCATATCTAAGCATTTCAAAGAGTATTGTAATGTTTGTGAGTTTATTTCTTTCAACCAAGTATTAATTTTCTTTATTTGTGTTAATTCTCCTGCTTGATCATAATAATTTACTGATTTTTTATTATTTAAATATTCCTCTTTACGTTGGTTTAAAAAATAATTATAAGTCCATCTAACAGAGCCAAAGTGTTTATTTAATAACACTTGTTGAATTTCTGTTGGTTCTAACCTGAATTTATATGTGTATTTAATTATTCTCATTTATGAAAAATATGATGTTTTTGTATAAGTATATATAAATAAAATAAAGTCATATTTTTTTATTTTTGTAATAATTTTGTAATTTTAAAGTAACCATAACTTAACAGAAATTTATGATCTTTTTACTTCTATTATAACTATATAATAATAAAAAAATATTCTATGAAATACACATTTTTATTTATATTCATTCTATCATTTCTTTCAATAAAAGCTCAAACTACATCATTACTTTTAGGAAGAGTATTAGATGAAAAAACAAATACACCAATTGAAAATGTAAATGTTAAAATAACTTATTCTCCTTGGAATATATCAAAAACAACAATTTCTGATAAAAAAGGAATTTTCTCAGTATCAAATCTTTCACCAGGAGGACCTTACATTGTGAAATTCTCTTGTAGTGAATATGAAGATCAAATTAGAGAATTATCATCATTGGATCTTGGAAGTAATAATTTGTCTTTACATATGAGAAAAACAAAGATTGATGAATTAGCAAATGTAGATAAACAAATATTAGAATTTCGTACTAAAGAATCAATTCTATTATTAGAAATGATAAAAATAGTAAAAAATGATTGTATGAAATAATGGGAATTATAATGACATTAAGCATAGTAATTCCAGCTAAAAATGAAGAAAAGAATATTGTAAATTTATTAGACTGTTTAGATAAACAGACTTTTAAAAACTTTGATATAATAATTGCGGATGCAAATTCAATTGATTTTACAATACTTAATGCTCTATCACACAAATTATCATATAAAATAAAAATAGTTAAAGGTGGCTTACCTGGTGTTGGTAGAAACAATGGTGCAAGAACTAGTAAATCTAAATTTATACTATTTATAGATGCCGACACAACAATAAATGATAACAATTTATTACAAAAATCAATAGACTTAATAACTAGCAAAAATTTAGATTTAGTAACCACTAACATTTCTTGTAGAAATAGTAATATTGCTAAATTTATTTATATGTTGAATAACACATTTCAAGTCTTATCTAAATTTGACATGCCATTCGCGACTGGTATGTATTTTTTTATTAGAAAAAGTAAATTTGATGAATTAAATGGATTTAATGAAGAAGATCAATTTGCGGAAGATTACAATTTAAGTAGAAAAATAGACAGAAAAAAATTTGATATAGTAAAATCTTTTGTATATTCAGATGATAGGAGATTCAAAAAAACTGGTTATTTTGGTATGATGAAGTTATTTTACAAAACAATGAAAAATAAAAAAAATGAATCTTATTATAAGGAAAAAATAAGTTATTTCTAATGTTAAAACATTTTTTATGCATTATATTTTTATTTTTTTCTATATTACTCAATGCACAAGAATTGAATATATTATCTTGGAATATTGGGGATCTACCAATAATAGAAAAACTCAAAAATAATAATAATCGTATAATTTCTATATCTAATTCTTTGGATAATAGTAAATTTGACATAATTATTTTAGAAGAAGCATTTATATACAAATCAAGAGAAATTATAAAAAACAAATTAAAAAATTATTCATTTGAATATGGTCCAGTAAATAATAAAAATAATATTCTTAGATTTAACGGTGGCATCTGGATATTGAGTAAAATACCATTAAAAGTCATAAAAGAAATAACTTTCAAAAATTCAGTTGGATTAGATTATTTAAGTAAAAAAGGTGCAATTTTATTAGAAGGTGAAATTAATAATGAAAAATTTCAATTAATTGCAACACATTTACAATCTAGTAAATCACAAAATATTCAAATTAAACAATTAACTGAAATATACGAAAATTTAGTTGAGCCATATTCAAATACGGAAATACCTCAAATAATATGTGGTGATTTTAATTTGAATATTCATTCTAAATATTATTATTCAATATTAAATTTATTAAATTTATCAATAAATAAAAATGATGTAATAAAAGGTGTAACATTTGATGATATAAATAACGATGTTTATAAGTCAAGAAATGAGCCTTCTATGATAGATTATATTTTACTTAGAAACTCAAATAATATCAATAATATTAATCGTAATGTTGTGGTATTTAAAAATAAATGGAAAAAAGGTATTTATTTATCAGATCATAATGCAATAGAAGCCAATATAAAACTAAAAAATATAGAATTACTTACTAAAAAATGAAAGAGAAAATAAAAGTAAAATCTTTATTTATAAGTGATTTACACTTAGGAAATTATAATTCTCAAGCAGATAAAGTTTTAGATGTATTTAAAAAATATGAATTTGAAAATCTTTTTTTAGTTGGTGATATTATAGATATGACATATATGAAAAGAAAAAAATTTAGTTGGCATGAAAAGCATTTAGAAGTAATACAAAAAATTCTGAAATATTCTAAGGATGTAAATATCTATTATATAATCGGCAATCATGATATGTATATAAGAAATATAATAGATAATACTAATATTTATCTTGGTAAAATATTAATTTGTGATGATTATGTCTATGAAACTAAGAATGAAAGAATATATATAACTCATGGTGATCAATTCGATGGATTTATTAGAATTCATCCATTTATATATTGGCTTGGTGATAACGCATATGAATTAGCAATTAAAATTAATAAAGTATATAATTTTTTCAGAAAAATATGTGGCTTCGAATATTGGAGTCTTTCTTCACATTTAAAATCAAAAGTAAAAAATGCTATAGAATATATTAATGAATATGAAAAAATTTCAAAACAAAAACTAAAAGAATTAAATTGTGATTCTATTTTAATGGGTCATACACATTCTCCTAAAATAATTAAAAATGAATATTACAACACAGGAGATTTTATTGAAAGTTGTAGTTATATAATAGAAGATTATAATAGTGATTTAATTTTAAATTACATATAGTTTTTTATATATATAGCTTTATGAAGTATATTAAAAAATATGAAGATTATGGTATTGAATACGAATTTCCTGGTATGTTTGCTTCAAGAAAACCAGAAGATGAGCCTCAAAACGTACCTGGATTTGAAAGTGGCACAATAGATCCTGATGATGATGAAGTATATGATATTGAGGGATTTAGTGAAATGTCTGGAAAAGAAGGATATGAAAAAAAGTTTTTAAAAATCATAAAAGAACGAAATTTTGAAGAGACTCAAACAGAAATCAAAATAAACGTTCATAGAATTGGCCAAGATTATTGTATGTCAATATATCAACCAACCCTTCATATTAATAAATTTTTAAATGATGAACTAAAAGGCATGTATATCACAAAAGGTTTCATCAATGTAATGGAAAAGGATGTTACTGATGTTAATAATTATACATTTATAGAAGGCATAATAGAGAAAGTTAAAGTGACATATTATAATGATAAATGTGATGCATTCTTCAATCTAAAACTTAAAGGTAAGCCTTATTCAGAAGATACATTGTGTAATAATACAATAGTTATTGATAAATTAAAAACAGATGCAAATAAATATAATATTTAAGGTTTACCTTTAAATGATATTACATCTTTTGTATGATTAGGTGGAACTACAACTGGCTCAATTTCACCAACTCTCTTTCTTTTCTTCTTCTTAACATCATTTTTATATGATGGATGCTCTCTACTGGGAGCAACAAATTCTACTGGATTAACCTCATTTGGTGCAATCATTTGTTCAAATGTTTTTAAGTGTTTCATAATTCAAATATTAAATTTGTCAGTATCTATTTCAATTTTGCTAACTTTAACTTTACCCATAAATTTAAATTCACCTTTAAATTCTGATATATTACTAGTATAAAACCACCAAAAATCATTATCGTCTGTTATACCTTTTCCAATATAAATATGATCAAATAATCTACCAAGTTTAAAATCTCTTATAATATCATCATAACATTGTTCATCAGGTGTTAATCCAATTTTTTTCAATGACACAACAATAGATGGTAAAGATTTACATTCTATCCTCCAGTAAACATTATAATCTAAGTTAATCAAACTGCTTGGATAACTAATTTCAAATGTTTTTAAGTATTTCATAAGTTATATTTATTTGCATCAAATTCTGTATCAGACTTAAATCTTGTTGATTCCCATCCTTTAGTTATTTCTCCAGTTTCTAAATTTTCAACATCAACTCTTCTATATGTTATTTTTAGATATTTATCTTCTAGGTTATTATATATTCTCAAAACTTTATATTTAGCGCCATCTATTAATGGATTATGTTTAAATGCCTTAAGATTAGGTATTTTATCATCAGAACAAATTACAGTATCACCTTCACCATAATCTAATGCTTGTCCTGTTTCTGTATTAAAAAATTCGAATGTTTTTAAGTATTTCATATGTTAAATTTTTTTCTATCTGCTTTTAATTCAAAATCTTTTATTGATATTTGATCAATTATATTATCAACATTATCAACAATTTCAAATTGTGTATTAAAAAAACCTGGATTTTCACTATACAATTTTAATCCAGATATAGTCTTCAAGTAATCAGGAATAAACTCTACTAACTCATCATCTACACTTGCAATTCTCATAGTCACTGATAAAAATATCAAGGAATTAGAAAATTCACCATCTATATCAAACGCTCTTCTATCAAAATTATTTTTAAAATCTTGATTATAAAAATTATTTACGTATTGATATTCATCATAGTGCGCTTGATGTCCATATCCAAGTTCTTTAAACATAGACACAAAATGACTTAACAACTTTTTAAGTTCATCTAATCTAGAATTTGGATTTACACTTTCATATTTTTTAATATACTTCATAGATTAAATTTTAATTGCTTCATTTTTAATTCTAATTCTTCTATTGTAGGTGCAAATGCTACTATATCATTTAAACTCATTGATACTCTTTTAGATGGTAATATTTTTACAGGAGCATCGTCATAATATATCATATATTTGTTTTTTGATAATGAAGGATAATTAGGATTAATTATTCTAAATTGACCAATGTTATCATTTACAACACTTCTATATATGTTATCTGGCTCAGCATAACAATACACATAATCACCAATTTGTGGCTTATTTTCAAAATTCTCAAATAATCTCAAATGCTTCATTGACCAATTCTAGTTATTAATTTTGTTATTAAATACTTGCTAATCAAATCATTATTAACTATACTATTAACATCACCAACTGAAACTCTAATACATTTTGATAATTTTTCAACTTTAGAACCATCTGTTGGTGGTTTAATCTGGCGATAAGAATTCACTGGTAGTTCTAATAAGCAAACCCAAATTTGGCTAGTATTATATTTATCAACAAAATACGGTCCTTCAACTTCAAATGGATATAAATTGTTAAGAAGTAATCCACTTTCTTCGTATAATTCTCTTCTAATAGTTTTGTCTGGTGTTTCACCATCTTCTATAGCTCCTGTAATAACTGTTAAATAATTTGTAATTCTTTTAAGGTTAGATTTATCCATATTTTTATATTGATAGGCTGGTAAATATTCTAATCTCATCAAAAATGTTGCTTCATCTCTAAAATAAGGTAGTATTGCAACTTTATCTTTAACTTGTAGAATTTCTGTCTCTTTATAATTAATAATATCTAAAAACTTTCCATTAAATAATGATACTTCATCAGGTACAAGCGGCTTATCTTCAATTTGTGTAAATTTTTCCATTAAGAAACTTTTTTCTTTATATATTAAAAAACAAAAATACATTTTAAGAATATACTATTAAAAATAATTCTAAATAGTGATTCAAAAAATTAAAATAGAACTTTTTGATAATAAGTTCTATTCAGTAACTAAAGTCAATGCTCAACAAGTAAATATATCATATATAGATTTCTATACCACTCCAGCACCAACACCTTTAGGTATGGCAACAATATCACCAAATGTTTATAACAAAGTTGTTAAATTAAAAAAGTTAGATATTTCAATTCCAAATAATTATGGTTATAATGATGATATGAGAGAAACATATTTTTTATACAATTGTATAAAAAATTCAATAGATGCTGAATTCTTTATTAAAGTCTCAGAACTTGGTGAATTAAATAGAGTAAATGCTCCTATGAATTTTTTAGATTTTAATATTAAAAAAATGAAAATAGGAGTTGATTCATCAGAATTATCAAGAAAAATCATATCTAAATTTGTAACTGTCTCAAATTATATAGCTTCTGATGGTAGAATTGGTCCTTCACAATGGATAGTTTCAAATAGTCAAACATATAAGTATATTTTAGATAACTTAGATTCTCCATCTATAATTTATGACAGTAACAATAATTATATCTTATTTGGTAATTCAGCATTTATTATTAATGATTCAATAAAAGATGACATAATATTACTTGGTCGTAAAAACAATAACCAACAATCTGGTGCTCATTGTTTTATATTAGCTGACAATGATGGTAATATTATTACTCAAGAATTTGCACAATTTGGAGGATTAACTCATAATAAAATAATATCAATCTATTACTCAATAGAAGAGATTGGAATTAAACCACAATCACAGTTTTTGGCATTAAAAACCAGAAGTATAGGATATTATAGAGCTAAAAAACTACAAAGAATTAAAGAGTTATATGGTGAAGATTGAATTCATATTCAAATGGTATGATTTTTGGGTTGGTATTTTTTATGACAAGAAGAAGAATTGGATCTACATATTACCATTACCAATGATTGGTATAATAATAAAATTAAAAAATGGATTATAGTAAGATTATAGAAATAATAGAAAAAGATTGTAATCCTCCTTGGACACATGGTGCATGGGGAATTGCTGGAGTATATGGCACAGTGTTAAAAACAGAAAAAAAGATAAATGATCACAATTATTATTATGAACTAGTAGCTAGTCAACACGGTGGAACTAGGGTAAAATATATTACTTGCACAGATATAAAATTTATAAGAAAAGAGAAATTAGAAAAAATAAACAATATTACAAATGAATGATTTTTTTATACAAGCCCACACAAGTTTTATTGGGCAGACAGGATATAATGCTCATGCAAGAGATTTCTTCACAGCATTAAGTTATAAAAATCCATTAAGAATTAGAAATTTTACTGTAGGAAAAACTTGGGATGGATTAGGTCCAATGAACTCAAATGGTAGATATAATGATCCTCATGCAAATGAGTCATACATAACTGATTACCAGAGAAAACTAATAAATATTCAGACATTATATTGTGGACTAGGTTCTCAAAACAGATATGGAAGTGGACTTTGTGACAGTGATGTTAATAGCGAAACAAAATATTTAAATGTACCAAAAGTAGATTTGATTTTAAGTGAAACCAATCATCATTATTATCATTGTCTCGAAAAATATACTGGTTTAAAAATTGCATATAATGTTTGGGAATCAACAAAATATGAAGATGGATTTTTTGAAATACTTAAAAAGTTTGATCAATTCTGGTGTCCATCAAAATGGCAGAAACAATGTATTGTAAATCAAGGTTATCCAGAAAATAAAGTTTTTGTTGTACCTGAAGCTGTTGATGGATCTATTTTCAATCCAGACTTCTTCAATTACAATTTAGATATGTATAAAGATAATAGATTCAAATTTATATTATTTGGAAGATGGGAATATAGAAAAGCAACAACAGAAATTATTGATACTTTTATAAAAACATTTAGAAAAGAAGAGCCAGTTGATTTAATATTGGCAGTTGACAATTCAGATTATTCTAATGATGGAATGAAAACAACTGAAGAAAGATTAAATCATTATAATTTTAATGATAATAGATTGAAAGTCTTGCATTTTGTTGATAGAAAAGATTATGTAAATTATCTTAAAAATGGTCATGTATTTTTATCTTGTGCAAGATCAGAAGGATGGAACTTACCATTGTGTGTTCCTTCTGGAAAATTAATATTTGGTAATAATAATTTCATTCCAATAGAATCAATAAAAGAAAATGATATAGTTATTAGTCACATTGGAAGAGAACAGAAAGTATTAAAAAAATTTAAAAATAAATATAATGGCGACATAATAAATATAAATTTGTATAACGATTTTGAAATGTTAAAATTAACACCTGAGCATCCAGTTTATGGTATTAAAAGAGAATCTTTTATAACAAAAAAAGGTAAATTTAATAATATTCAAAATATTAAGCCAGAATGGATAAAATCAAAAAATATTAAAAAAGGTGATATAATACTGAGAACAACATTACCTCAAAAATATTTTAATAATGAAATAATTGATTTATTAACATTAGATAATACATTATTATTTGATGATGATAAAGTTTGGTATAAAACTGGATTTAATTATAAAAGTGAGCAACTTAAATATAATAGATTTGTTAATTTACATGATTTATCTTTTTTATTCGGATGGTATATTTCTGAAGGCACAGATGGTATATCAAAATTAATATTTTCATTAAATTATCAGAAAGAAATGCCAATTGCTGAAAAAATTATATTTGAAATAAATAAAATATTTGGTGCTATTGGTAATTATGATATTAAAGGAAATAGGTTAATTGTAACTTTTAATTCCACTTTACTATGTAAATTTTTTACATTTTTTTGTAATAAAATGTCTTACAATAAAATAATACCAGAAAAAATTCTTTTAGGACCATTAAATATTTTAGATGAATTAATTAAAAATATGGTTTTAGGTGATGGTTGTTATTCCAATGAAAGATTCAATTATACAACAGTATCATACTTACTAACTAGGCAATTGATGTTCGCAAATCAGCGATTAAACAAAAAAACTTCTTTACAACTCAATAAAAGAAAAAAAATTGGTAAACGTCCATGTTATACTCTATCATGGAGTATAAATAATGAAAATAATAGGCATAGTAATAAATCTTGGTGGCATCCAGAAGGATTAGCAATATTAGTTAAGAATTCTATATCAGAAAATTATAATGATTATGTTTACAATTTAGAAGTAGAAAATGATAATTCTTACTTATTATCAAATGCAACTGTACACAATTGCGAAGCAATGGCTTGTGGTACGCCATCAATTTATTCTAATTGTAGTGGTCAGTTAGAATTCGCAGAAGGAAAAGGTCATCCAGTTAAAATAGTAAATGAAAAACCAATTCCAAATGGAGTAGGAAATTATTACGAACCTGATTTTGGTGATTTATCAAAAGTAATGAGAGATGTTTACACAAATTATTGGAAATATAAGAAAAAGGCATTAGAAGATTCTGAATTACTAATAAATGAATTCTCTTGGGATAATGCAGCTAATAAAGCACTTGCTATATTAAAAAATATTTAAAATGAATGGAAGGTCCTATACTATTAAGGATTTTTAGTTGTAAAGAGTGTGAACACTTAAAAAAAGCAACACTTTTTATAAATGGTTCACCATATACTTGTTTTCATAATAATGTAATTAAAGGAATGAATGGCGTACAATTAATATCTGGAAGTATAGGTAAAGATAAAGTAACACCTGAATTTTGCCCTTTTTTATTTAAAAGAGAAAGAGTTGAAAAATTGAAATTGTTACAAAATTATGACGAAGATGTTAAAAAATGAATAAAAATAATAATATTTATAAACTTTTATAAAATAAATTAGTAAAATAATCTATGAAAAAATATAATCAAAGTATAAAAGTTCGTCAAGAGTAGGTGTAGTTGTCAAATAACTATACCTATTTTTTTTATATAAATCAATAAATAAATAAATTTAAAAAAAACAAAAAAAAACTAGTATGGAAAAATTAAAAAGAGTGATGTTCGTGATTATGTTATTATTGTTCTCAATCGTAGCAAGATCACAAGAAACTACTTCTGAAATTTCAGGAACAATTTTAGAAGGTAAATCTCCGTTACCAAATGTTATCGTAACGGCAGTCCACGTTCCAACAGGTACTAAGTATATGACAACGACACGGTCAGATGGTCGTTACAATTTGCCAAACGTTAAAATTGGCGGACCATATACTTTGACAACTTCGTTTGTAGGATACAAACCAGAAACAAGAGGTGATATATTCTTGAATTTGGGTCAGGTATACAAAGAAGATTTTTTACTAACAGATGCCGCTACTCTATTAGGTGAAGTTGTTGTAAAGTCTACAAATGATAAGAACTTCAATAGTTCAAGAATGGGCTCGCAGGAGTTAATTACTAGAAGTCAAGTTGATCGTTTACCAACAATTAATAGATCAATTCAAGATTTTGTGAAATTAGAACCAACATCAAATGGTTTGAATGTCGGAGGTAGAAGCAACCAGTATAATAATATGACAGTTGACGGTGCGAATTTTAATAATTCATTTGGTTTATCTTCTATATTAGGAGGTCAAACATCAGCACAACCAATTTCATTAGACGCTATTGAAGAAATACAAGTTAACGTGTCACCATATGATGTTAAACAAGGTGGATTCGCTGGCGCTGGTATTAATACTGTAACTAAAAGTGGTACAAACAAATTCAAAGGTAGTATTTACCAATACTCAAGAAACGAAAATTATTTAGGCTATAATGTCGGACCAACAACAGTTGTTAAAACACCTTTTGATTATAAAATCAAAGGATTTAGTATAGGTGGTCCAATTATTGAAAATAAATTATTCTTCTTTGTAAGTGCTGAGCAAGTAAGACAAGATGCTCCAGCAACTTCAATGTTAACATCAGATGCTTCTCATGCTGCTGGTGGAAATTATTCACAAGCAAATTCAGACACTCTAACCGTTTTATCTAATTTCTTGAAAAGTAAATATGGATATGATCCAGGCGAATTTCAAGGTTACACTTTCAAAACTTATTCTGATAAGATTACAGCAAAATTAGATTGGAATATTAATGCTAAAAATACTTTTACATTAAAATACAATTACCTTAAATCTTCTGCGGATCAATATGCATCAACATCTAGACCAGGTAGTGGTCAAGTAACTGGTGGTCAACCAGGTACATATTCTATGCCTTTCTTTGGTAGTGGCTATGTTATCAACAACAACTTTAATATTTTAATTGCAGAATTAAATACTCGTTTTAGTAATAAGTTGTCAAATAAATTACAAGTTGGTTATACAGAATTAAAAGACTTCCGTTCTCCACACTCAAGTAGTGAAACATTACCATTAGTTGATATTCTAAACAATGGTAATATTTATACATCTTTTGGTTATGAAATGTACACTTATAATAATAAATTAAATACAACAGTTTATCAATTAAACGATATTTTAACTTATTATAAAGGTGCACACGAACTAACTATTGGTACTCAAAATTCACTTAAGAAATATCAGAATGCATTTGCACCTGGTTATCAAGGTGTTTATCAATTTAATAGTTTAACTGATTTCTATAATTCAGCAAAATATGGAACAGCAAATGCTAAATCATATTACTTGCAATATTCTGCATTACCTGGTGGCGAATTCCCTTGGGCATATGCTGGATCAACTGAATTATCACAATTTGTACAAGATAAATGGAAAGTTTCAAATAACTTCACATTAACTTATGGATTGAGAATTGACGAAACTATCTACAAACAAGCAATGACCGATAATCCTTACTTTGATGCATTAAAATTCAAAGATGGCGTAACATACAATATTGGTGATGCTCCTATGAATAATGTTATTGTATCACCAAGATTAGGTTTCAACTGGAATCCTAGAGGTGACAAATCATTACAAGTTAGAGGTGGAACAGGTATTTTTGCAGGACCTCCACCGTTTGTTTGGATTTCTAATCAAGCGTCAAATAATGGTATTCAATTTGGATCATTTACAAATAGTAAAGTAGCATTCAATGTTGACCCAAATGCGTATAGACCAACTGCTGGTGCAGCAAATACATCTTATAGTACAGCATTAGTATCTAACAACTTCAAATACCCAACAGCATGGAAATCATCTTTAGCAGTTGATAAAAGATTAACTGGAGGTTGGATTCTAGGTGCTGAATATACATACACAAAGGATATTAACGCAGTTTATTATTCCAATGTAAACTTGAACGAAACTAATGGATTTAATTTAGCAGGGGTAGACAATAGAACTCGTTTCTTAACATCTGTTGCAAATACGAACAAATACTATTATGGATCAACATTAGCTAATCCTAACCTTGGTAATGCAATTTTAATGAGTAACACAAATCAAGGTTATGTTTACACTTTAACTTTCAAAGTTCAAAGGAATACTGCAAATCTTGCATATGGTATAGCATATACACACTCAGTATCTAAAAATACAGCAGAAGGTGGGTCTACAGCATCTTCATTGTGGAGTGCGGCATCAGTTTCAAATCAAGATCCAAACTCAGCTAACTTAGGATATGCATCTTATTATCAACCAAATAGAATTATTGCAAACTTCGCTTATAAAATTAACGAAGGCAAACACCTTGCAACAACAATTGGTGCAATTTACGAATTGGCTAATAACGGTGTAAACTCTTATGTTTACAATGGTGACTTAAATGGTGATGGTAATTCAGGTAATGACTTGATTTACATTCCAAAAACAGCATCTGATATTAACTTGGTAAAAGTTGGGTCTGGTGGTTTAGGTACTCTAACATCAACAGACACAAGAACAGCGGCACAAATATGGTCACAAGTAGATGCATTTATCTCTAATTCAACCTACTTGAATACACATAGGGGTGAATATGCTGGAAGAAATGCAACTGTTGCGCCATACTTTAGCAAATTAGACTTGAATCTTACACAAGATGTAAATCTAAAATTTGGTAAAGATGCACACACTGTTAAATTCTCATTGGATGTTATAAATGCTGGAAACCTAATAAACAGAGATTGGGGAGCAGTTAAAATTCCTACAGTTACAAACTTCTTAAAATATGAAGGATTAGCTGCAGACGGAAAAACTCCATCATTCTCTTATCCATTTCAAACAGGAACAACACCATTTGTACAACCTTACCAGAACTCAACTGGTCTTAGTTCAAGATGGCAAATGATGTTTGGTATCAAATACCTTTTTAATTAATCTTAATTAATCATAGAAAAAAGAGATCATCTAAAAAATGATCTTTTTTTATTTTAAACATTTTGAGTATTATTTTCTATACTATTTAGAATAAATATAAATAATATGAGAGGAATAAACACAATTTATAATGAAGACAATTTAACAACTATGAGTAAAATGCCAGATCATTTTATATCTGGAATTATAACTTCACCACCCTACAATATGGGAAGAAATCCTAATCATCGTAGAAAAGATCAAGATGATTTTCATTTATATGAAAATGATGTAGATAATCTTACAACTGAGCAATATTTAGAATTAAGATTAAAAGAATTCAAAGAATTTCAAAGAATACTTAAACCAGATGGTGTTATATGTTATAACATGTCATATTCTGGAGACAATCCAATACTACCAACTTTACTTTTAAATAAGATTCATACTGAAACTGATTTAACTCTTACTGATATTATAATATGGAAAAAGAACTCAGCAAGTCCATTTCAAACAAGTCCAAATAAACTAACAAGAATATCAGAATTGATTTATATAATTGTAAATAAGAAATATCTAAATACTTTCAAGGCAAATAAAGAAGTTAGTACAATCAATGAAAAAACAAATCAAAAGTTTTATAAAAACTACACAAATTTAATAGAAGCTAAAAATAATGATGGATTCAAAACAAAATTAAAAGCAACCTACTCAAGTGAATTAGTTGAAAAATTAATTCATATCTATTTTCCTGAAAAATCACTAATATATGATCCATTTATGGGAATTGGTACAACAGCAAAAGGTTGTATTAATAAAAATTGCAACTATATTGGTAGTGAAAGAGTTGAAGAATTTTATAATGATACTAAAATGAATATAAATAAATGATATACAAAGATAGGGAAGAATTTCTTAAACTAATAAATGAATTAAATCTTAAAATTGGTTGTGATATTGGTGTTTATAAAGGAGATTATAGCATTAAAATATTAGAAAAAACAAATTTATCAAAATTATATTTAATTGATTCTTGGCAACATTTAGATAATTACAACGATATTTCAAATCATAGCAATCCAGAATTTGATTTTATATTACAAGGAGTTAAAAACAAAATATCAAATCATAAAGAACGAGTTGAAATAATTAAAGGATTATCTGAAAATATAGTTAATAATTTTGAAGATGATTACTTTGATTTTTTATACTTAGATGCAGATCACTCTTATTCAGCGTCTAAAAAAGATGTTAGCTTATGGTATAGTAAAGTTAAACCTGGTGGCATATTTTCTGGACATGATTATTTAAATGGTAGCCTACCTCAAGGTGAATTTGGTGTAAAGCAATCAATAGATGAATTTGTTAAACAAAATAATCTAGAATTACACGTTACAGGAGAAGATCAATGGAAATCTTGGTTTATAATTAAACCTAATAAATTGGACACTGTAATATATTGTACAGAAAATTATTATGAAACTTCAGTAAACTTAATTAATACATTAAATTTATTTCATGATAACCTTAATATTCATTTATATGAAATAAATTTCAACAAAAATCCTCATATAAATAATGTAAATATCATAAATTTAGAAGATAAAAGAATAGGTGATATTCAATTTGAAGGTGATAGAAATAATATGAATAATCATAATATGTTTAGAGCTATATTCTTAAAAAGTAAAGTTATTTTACATTCAATAAAAGAATTAAAATTAAAAAAAGTTTTATACTTAGATGCAGACATTTTACCAAACAGCAAATTGGACTTATTATTTGAAAAATTTAAAGATATTACAAATTATCCATTAATTCAAAAAGGACCAGCAGAATATATATTTTTTACTGATTTTAATCCTGATAGTACTATTAAAGGTATAAGAGGTAATCCTTATGAAAATGGTTATTTTGAACCAACTAAAATATTAGAATATCCAATATGTCAACAATTAGGAATTCCTATTGAAAATAGAATTTGTTATGCGAATGCATCTATTGTTTTATATAATTCAAATTGTCTAGAATTTATTGAAGAATATGATAAAATAAATGAATCAACATTTAATTTAAGTTTAGACGAAATTAGACATTATTACCCATTTGCGGATGAAACCACTATAAATATTCTTTTGTGGAAGTATAAATATAATAATAGACTACCATTTGTTCAAGTAAATATAAATAATATAGATGAAGTAAAAGAATTTTATTACTCTTATTATAATGAAGAAAAAATATATTCAACATTTACAAAAATACCATCAGATTTAGAAAAACCGAACAAATACATATTTCATGGAGTAAAAAATAAAACATCCAAAGAAACATCAGATTTTATTAAGAATTTTTATTTTAATAATAAAAACTTTAATATAAGATGCAATTTAGATGAAAATAGAACATATATCTATTGTAACTCAAAATTGAAAGTTAAAGTTAATTTATATGAATGGAATTCATACTATGATAGCAATACATTATTATATAGCACATTATCATTCTTTAATAATAACGAATTATGGTATTCTACAACAAATTTAAATAATATAAAAGGATTAAAAGTTGAAATAACATATGATAATGTTATATTGAAAGAACAACATTTTAATTTCAAAAATATACACAATCAAAAAATAAAAAAACAAGTTTTGGTTTTACATTCTCAAGTTGGCATTGGAGATAATTTATCAGCAACACCAACAATAAAAAAAATGTCAGAAATATATAATCAAAAAGTTACAATACTAACATATATACCATCAGCATTTATTAATAACCCTTACATAGATCAAATTATACCAATAAATAACAATTTAGATCAATTGCTAAATTCATTTAATATTCAAAATTTTGATATACACCATTTATTTAATCTTATTGGTACAAATTGGAGATTAATTGATCACAAACAAATTTGTGCATATAATTGTGGTTTTCAGTTAAAATCAAATGAACTTGATATGGAGTTTTACCCAGATGAATTTGAAAAAATAGAAAATTTACCTGAAAACTTTATATGCATAAATCCATCTGAAACAGAACCTGAAAGAACCTGGGGTTATAAAAATTGGCAGGATTTTATAGATTTAATACAAGAACATATTCCAGTAGTTGCAATTGGAAAAGAAACATTTTTAGATGTGAATCTAAATAAAAAATTTTCTAATATTCAAATAAAAAATGGTTTAAATCTATTAAATAATCCTTGTCAGAATACTATATCACAAGCTTATCATATAATAAGTAAAAGCAAAACATTTGTAACCATGAACAATGGATTATATATTCTATCTCTTTGTAATTTAGATAATCATATAACAGAACTATCAACATCTTGGAACACATATTTTTATAGAATAAGAAAAGGTGTTGAAAATTATAATTTAGATTATGTAAGGGGTGAATGTAAAGTGGAATGTTTGGCTAATCCAAAAATTTGTATAGATCAATCATGCACTACACAAATTCTAAAATCTGGTATTTGTTACCTAAATAAACCTACATATGAGTGTCACCCAACACCAGAACAAGTTTGTAATTCTATATTAAAATCATTAAATATAAAATGAAAACATTATATTTTACTAATTTTAATTGTCATAATGGTGATTTGCATTATTATAGGGAATTTATAAAAGATATAATAAATAAAACTGATTTTGATAACTATTATTTATTAGAAAAAAAATCATCATCAAAATTATTATTAGATATACCTAAAATTAATTTTGGGGAGTTAAATGAAAATTGTTTCATAGATCAAACATACTATAAAATAAATCAAGATGTTTATATAAATATTCATTTTGTAAGAACAAATCCTTTGTACTATTTTGCATTAAAAGACAATGAATGGCTATTATATAAGTCATTACTTGAAGCATACTATAAATACTATTCTTTCATTTATAATAAGCTTAATATTCAATTAAGTGAAAAAAACCTATACATACCAGAAATAGATTATTCAAAATATGAAATTTCAAATATAGATAACTATATTCAGCAAAATGACAAATTCAAAGTTTTAATCTGCAATGGCAAAGTTTTATCAGCTCAGTCAGATATTTCACTTGATGAAATAATTATAAATTTATCTGATTTACATCCAAATATTGATTTTATACTAACTAAAAAAATAGACACAATAAAAGAAAACATATTGTTTACAGATGATATTATAAAATGTCAATTGCCAGATTTAAATGAAATATCTTACTTATCTACCTATTGCAATATAATTGTTGGTAGAGCATCTGGACCATATTGTTACACATTAACAAAAAGTAATTTTAATGATCCATATAAAACATTTATAGCTATAACAACTAGTTATATTATGGCTTTTTATTCAGAGTTTAGTAAATCTGATAGAATATTAATCACTAATGACAATAGTGATAATATCTTTAATGTTATTAATGAAGAAGTTATAAAAAAATACAAATTATTTTCAAATAAAAGAAATGTTACAAAATTAAATATATCCAAAGAAAATAATAAAATACAATTTAATTGCACAGAAGATTTATATAATATTTCAATTCAATCTTTTATAGATTTAAATAATGATGGCAATTTCGATAGATCATATGGACTATCATATGAAAGAATTACAAAAAATACGGGCTATTTTTTCATTATAAGTAGGATAGTTCTAAACGGAAGTAAAGTAAAATTACAATTTATACACTTTCATGAAATATTATATGAAGTGATATTATAAAAACAAATAAAAAATGAAAAATTTAGTAATAGGCAACACATCACAATTATCTTATTATTTTCCAGATGATTATGAAAAAATATCATCCAGAGATATATTTTTCACAGAAGAACTTTATGATAGAGTTTATATTTGCTTTGCTGAGCAAAGAACTTATATTCAAGATAATAGAGATATTTTTTTAAATACAAATATTGATTACACACTCAAAATAATAGATCATTTTAGTAAGTATTCTAATAAAATTATAATATATGGCACGAGTGAATTATGGAACAATTGTAATGGAACTATAGATATAACTACACCATATAATTATAAATCAACAAATTATATAGATTCTAAAAAAATAATGATTGAAAAAATAAAAGATAAATATGAAAAAGTTATAGTTCTTTATCCATTTAATTTCAATTCTATTTACAGAAAAGAAGGTTTTTTATTTTCTAAAATTTTTGATTCAATTATTAATGAAAAGAAGATAACTATTGGAAACACATATTTTTACAGAGAATTAATACATCCAAAATTTGTTGTAGATCAATCTATAAAAGCTCAATCAGATGATATAATTGGATCTGGAAGATTAATATTTGTTAATGATTTTATTAGAAGTTTATATTCTCATTTTAATATGAATTATGATGACTTTGTTACAGAGAGTTATAAAGAAAATATAACATCAGATGAAAGAATTTTTTATTTAAAATCTAAACAAGTGTTATATAATGATCTATATAATGATACTATTTCTGAAATAGAAAAAATAAAAGTAATAAATGGATAGAATTACACTAGTTAAGGATACTATTGATACTAATGATATTAGTTTATTAATAGAATGGTTAAAAACAAACCCAATACTCACCAAAAATAAACTTACTATAGAATTTGAAGAGAAATTTTCTAAATATCAAAATAGAAAATATTCGGTATACGTCAATTCTGGATCATCAGCTAACCTTGCTATGATTTATAGTTTATTAATTTCTGGTAAATTAAAAAACAAAAATATTATACTGCCTGCAGTCTCATGGACAACAACTGTTGCTCCAATTATTCAAGTAGGATTAAATCCTATATTATGTGATTGTGATAAAGAAACACTTGGGTTAGATATTGATGATCTAAAAAGATTAATAAAAGAACATAGTCCATCTGTTGTAATGTTAGTTCATGTACTTGGATTTCCAAATAAAATGAAAGAAATAATTGACTTATGCTTAGAAAATGACATTATTTTATTAGAAGATTCTTGTGAAAGTATTGGTTCAACATATAATGGTATAAAAACTGGTTCATTTGGTTTAATGAGTTCATTTTCATTTTATTTCGGTCATCATTTATCAACAATAGAAGGTGGTATGATCACAACAGATGATTACGAATTATATAGCATATTAAAATCAATAAGAGCGCATGGCTGGGATAGAGATTTAGATGAACCATTTAAATCTGAATTAAAAAAGGGATTTGAAGTTGATGAATTCGAAGATTTATATAAATTTTATTATCCTGGGTTCAATTTAAGATCAACAGACTTACAAGCATTCATTGGAATACATCAAATGGATAAAATTGATAGGGTAGTTCACACCAGGCAATTTAATTATTTTTATTACAATGAATTAATTAAAAATGATTATTGGAAAATTACTGATTTTCCAAATACATATATTTCAAATTTTGCCTATCCTATAATTCATCCAAATAGGAAAAAAATTGCAGAAGAATTAAATAAAGGAGGTGTTGACTGTAGACCATTAATTTGTGGGTCTATTGGAAATCAGCCTTATTGGGTAAAATTATACGGTAAACAATCTTTTAACTTTGCTGATATAGTAGATAAATATGGATTGTATGTGCCAAATAATCCAGATATAGGACTAGAAGAAGTAGAGTATATCTGTGATATAATAAATAAAAATGTAATATGATAGGTGAAAGAATAGAAGATATCATTAAAACAACAATTAATAATACATTAAATAAATCAACAAATGTGGATATGCCATCTGATATTATTGAAACTGATAATATTGGTGAAGTAATAGAAAAATTATCAATACTACATTGTAGAATGTGGTATTTAGAAGATGCAATTGGATTATCAACTTCAGATGCAGAAATTGCTGATTTGAAAAGGAAAATTGACATTTGTTTTAAACAAAAAAGACCAAAATATGTTGAGGCGATTAACAGAATGATGGAAAAATCAATTATAGAAGGAAAATCTTTAATTGAAGATTCTGTAAAACTTTATAAAGGTCACGAATAAAAATAATTAATATGAATGGAATTAAATAGTAAAATTTTTGTAGCTGGACATAATGGAATGGTCGGTAGTGCAATAGTTAGAAAATTAAAAAATGAAGGTTATACTAATATAATTACTGCTAGTCATCAAGAGCTTGATCTTACAAATCAATCTAGAACTTATAATTATTTTAAGAACGAAAAACCAGATTATGTATTTTTAGCCGCAGCAAAAGTTGGTGGAATTATGGCTAATAATCTATATCCTGCTGAATATATTTATCAAAATCTAATGATTGAAACAAATGTGATAAACTCTTGTTTCAATTTTGATGTTAAAAAATTGCTTTTATTAGGATCAAGTTGTATCTATCCTAGAGAATGTCCACAGCCAATTAAGGAAGAATATTTATTGTCAGGATATTTAGAGCAAACAAATGATGCATACGCAATAGCAAAAATTGCTGGTATTAAAATGTGTCAATCATATAATAAACAATATAATACAAATTATATTTCTGTAATGCCAACAAATCTTTATGGACCTAACGATTCATATCATCTTGAAAATTCACACGTGTTTCCAGCAATGATAAGGAAAATTCACGAAGCAAAAGTAAGAGGTGATAAATCTATCACTCTTTGGGGTACTGGATCACCTTATAGAGAATTCTTACATGTTTATGATTTAGCGGATGCTTGTTTGTTTTTAATGGAAAATTATAACCAAAATGAAATAATCAATATAGGTAGTGGTAAAGATTTAACAATAAAAGATTTAGCACTATTAATGAAAAAGATTATAGAATTTGAAGGAGAAATATATTTTGATTCATCTAAACCAGATGGAACACCAAAGAAACTTTTAGATGTTTCTAAACTACATTCATTAGGATGGAATCATACTATTGAATTAGAAGAAGGTATAAAAGAAACTTATAAAAATTATCTAACTACGTTAGAATAAAAATAATTATTAATAAATGAAAATATTATGTACGGGGATCACTGGTCAAGACGGGAGTTACTTAGCAGAAAAACTATTAGAACAAGGACATGAAGTTCACGGAATTATAAGAAGGTCTAGTTCATTTAATACCAGTAGAATAGATCATATATTTGATAAATTACATCTACATTATGGAGATTTAACTGATCCGTTAAATATAGATGATATAATTAGTAGAGTTAAACCAGATAGAATTTACAATCTAGCTGCTCAAAGTCACGTCCAAATCTCTTTCTTTCTACCTTTATACACTGCCCACACTGACGGATTAGGTACACTAATAATATTAGAAGCAGTAAAAAAACACTGTCCAGAATGTAGAATTTACAATGCTACAACATCTGAATTATTTGGTAAAGTTCAAGAAACTCCGCAAAAGGAAACAACACCATTTTATCCTAGATCACCTTATGGAGTTGCAAAATTATATTCATATTGGATCTCTAAAAATTATAGAGAATCTTATAATATGTTCATTTCCAATGGTATACTGTTTAATCATGAGTCAGAGAGAAGAGGCGGAAACTTTGTAACAAAAAAGATAACACAAGGATTAGTAAAATGGTCAAAGACTGGAGAACCAATTCATCTTGGAAATATTGACAGTTCAAGAGATTGGGGTTATGCACCAGAATATTGCGATGCTATGATCAAAATTATAGAACATCCAGAGCCAGATGATTTTGTTATTGCAACTGGTGAAGGGCACACAAATAGAGAATTTATTGAAGAAGCTTGTAAATATATTGATGTTCAAATTGAATGGAGAGGTTCAGGGAAAGATGAAATAGGTGTAGATAAAAAAACAGGTAAAACTGTAGTTAAAATAGATCCAAAATACTTCAGACCATCAGAAGTAGATTTATTATTAGGAGATCCAACAAAAGCAAAAACTGTTTTAGGTTGGGAATCAAAAGTTAAATTCAAAGAGTTAGTTAAAATAATGATGGAATTCGACTTAAATGATTAAAAAAACAAATAAATTAAATTATGAGCAAATACTTATTTACATCAGAGAGTGTATCTGAAGGACACCCAGACAAAGTTTCAGATCAAATATCTGATGCATTATTAGATGATTTTTTAAAACATGATCCTAATTCCAAGGTTGCATGTGAAACATTAGTAACAACAGGATTAGTTGTTTGCGCTGGTGAAGTTAGAACAAATGATTATATTGATATTCAAAAAGTTGTAAGAGATACTATCTCTGAAATAGGTTATACAAAATCTGAATATAAATTTGATAGTGAATCTTGTGGTATAATAACTACAATTCACGGTCAATCAAATGATATATATCAAGGAGTTGATAGAGAAAATCCAGAATTACAAGGCGCTGGTGACCAAGGAATGATGTTCGGTTATGCTACGAATGAAACTGAAAATTATATGCCATTAACAATTGAATTGTCACATTTACTATTAAAAGAGCTATCTAAAATTAGAAGAGAAGGTAGATATATGACATACTTAAGACCTGATAGTAAATCTCAGGTTACAATTGAATATGAAGATAATAAACCAATAAGAATAGACACAATAGTTATTTCTACACAACATGATGAAGATACAGATGTTCCAGAAATAACAGAAGATATTAAAACTATTTTGATTCCAAGAGTAATAAATTTATTACCTAGCAAATTATTACCTTTGTTTAATCAAGAATTAAAACTACTAGTTAATCCAACTGGCAAATTTGTAATTGGTGGACCTCACGGTGATACTGGCTTAACTGGCAGGAAAATTATTGTTGATACATATGGTGGAAAAGGTGCGCACGGTGGTGGTGCATTTTCAGGTAAAGATTCATCAAAAGTTGATAGATCAGCAGCATATGCTGCTAGACATATTGCTAAAAATTTAGTAGCAGCTGGTATAGCAGATGAGATTTTAATACAAGTTGCATACGCAATTGGTGTCGCAGAGCCAGTTGGTTTTTATGTAAACACTTATGGTACAGGAAAATATTCTGATGAAGTTATTGCAGAAAAATTAAATGAACTATTTGATATGAAACCATACTCTATCGTAGAAAGGCTAGGATTAAAAAATCCTATCTATTGTCCAACAGCATCATATGGACATTTTGGTAGAGATAGTTATTACAATAGAGTTCAAGTATTTTATGAAGATAAAGATACATATAAAGTGGCTGATAAAATATTTAAAAATGTTGAATTTTTCACTTGGGAAAAATTAGACTATGTAGATAAGATTAAAGAAATTTTTTTATCTGAAAATTAAAATTATATTTGTAAAATGGAGCCAAAACAAGTTATAGTTATAAGAAAAGATTTAAATATGCGTAAAGGAAAGCAAATATCACAAGGTTGCCATGCGAGTCTAAAGGTATTCTTTGATTGGGGAGAATGGAATGATCCAGAAGATCGTGATTTTTATAGAATAAATGGTATGACAGAGGATATGAAAGATTGGATAGATGGTCTTTTTACTAAAATTTGTGTTAGTTGTGATAGCGAACAAGAATTAGAAGAATTGTATCAAAAAGCAAAAAATGCTAGATTACCTTGTTCTTTAATTGTTGATGCTGGCTTAACTGAATTTGGTGGAGTGCCGACCAAAACTTGTATAGCAATTGGACCAGCGGATCCAGAAGAAATAAATAAAATAACTGGGCATTTAAAATTATTATAATTATGGAAGATAATCTTAGAATAATTCTAGAAGAATTTGAAAAAATGAAAGGTCAATTTATCATTACACAAATGGGTAATATTGAAAGACTTATTGCCATTGGAGATGATAGTGAAGATTGGTATTATATTACTTTTAATGGTAGAGAACTACATTGGAGTAGTTGCGTTGGTAGAATTATACCACTAAAAGGTTATTTAAGGGATAAAGATTATGATGATTTAGTTAGACTTGCTAAATTAAATCATATTGATCAATTATTTATCAATGGTGATAAAGAAAAAGATTTTTTTAACGCAGTTGATAAAGAAATTTCTTCATATGATGAAAAACATAGTTTTTTAACAGAATTTTGTTGGGACTTAAACTAATGTTCAGAGATTTAGTATTTAAAGTAATTTTAGATAACTTCAGATGGCAAATGATTAATCCAGGAAATAGAAGAAATATAGTTGTGTTTTTAAACAATAAATTTTTTCCTGATAATATAGCAGAATTTGTTGACATTACAACTGATTTAGATATTGATATGAATTCAATATGTGTATCAGTAAAATATAAAAATAATGAATATAAATTATCTGAATTCGATAATTATTATAAAAGAATAGAAAGAGCACAGAAATTAAGAAGAATAAATGATAAACAAAATTGGAGTTTTAGGTCAAATAACAGTTTATGAAGATCCTCTAATGGATGATGATAAATTATATAGAGGTAGAAAAGATAATTGCCCAACATTCATAATTGTAAGTACTAAAGTTTCAAAAATACTATCTAATATAATTTTAAGAAAAGAAAGAAAAGAAAAACTAAATAAAATAAAGCAAAATGACACTACAAGAACAGATTAAATTTGATTTGAAAGAATCAATGACTACAAACATTCCTAAGAGGGATTTATTGAAAGTGGTAGTAGGAGAAATGAGTCGTGAGGAAAATAAAGAATTGACTGACGAACAAGTACTTAGAATTCTTAAAAGAATGGTTGAAGGTGCTACTGAATGTAATAACACATCAGAAATTGAAGTACTTTCAACATATATGCCAGAAAAAGTAACTGAAAAAGAAGTTTTAGATTTTCTACAAAGCGTATTTGATCGTCAAGAATATAATCAAGAACGATTATATACTATGAAAGATATGGGTAAAATGATTGCTGAATCAAAAGAGTTTTTCGGTAAGAAATATGATGGTAAAATTGTAAGTGATTGTATTAAAAAAATGTTTTCATAATGAGTACAAAAATTTATAATGCTTTCAAATTTGAAGGCACTGGAGAAGAACTTATCTCAATTCTAAAAGAAATTAAGAAAGAGTACATTTCATTAACAAAAGCAATGTTAATGAAATGTAATTATTCTTCTTGGATTTTAAAAAAATCCAGATATCCTTTTTTACCTTCAGATTTAACATGGGAACAACTAAAAGAAACAGATTTTTCAGAATATCTTTTAGAAGATATTATTAGGAAAGAAGAAAAAATAGGTGAACATCACCCATTTAATATTTCTGCTTCAGCAGTTGTTTATTTTTGTGAGAACAATTTATATGTTCAATTATTTGGATTGCCAAGAGATTATCAAAAAGAAGTGTTAAATAAATATACTCAATTAAAAGACTATCACTATCAGAATAATACTGATCAAAGTAATTATGATTGGGATAAAGAAGATTGGAATACAATGACAATAGAACGTCAAGAAGAACTTGAAAAAGAATGGAGAGAAAGAGAAAGAATTTGGGATAAAATTATGCCAAATTGGGGAGACTCACCTTCAGAATCTGGTTTAAGTTTTGATTTTGTTCCAATCAATTATGAAATGAGTGTATTTTGTAATGATATCTTAAAATCTATTAAATAATTATGGAAGGATATTTAGGAGAATTTGACGTTGATATTCAACAAACAGAATTTAAAGATTATACATCTATAAATTGGGCGTTATATTATATTGAAAAATACGGTGGAAATGATGGCGTACATCATAAAGATTGGGTTTTAGATCAAGTAGCAAGAATATTAAATGGAACTGAAGTTATTGTTAAAGAAGCTAAATGGAATAATGATCATTCAGAATATAGAGTTTCATTAGGCAAAAAATCACCAGAATATAAACAATGGGTTAAAGATGTATGTGATGGTGAAGATGGTCCTAACACATACAGTTATGACAAAGGAATAGCGCCATGAGGAAAGGAATAGGATCGCATCAATCATCTAATATGCAAAATGATGAATGGCTAACACCACCACATATTTTAAAAGCACTTGGAACTTTTGATTTAGATCCTTGTGCGCCAATAATATCACCTTGGATTACTGCAAATAATAAATTCACCATTGAAGATGATGGACTAAAACAAAAATGGTATGGTAGAGTATGGTGCAATCCACCATATGGTTTACAAGCTGCTGAATGGTTGAATAAACTCGCAGAACATGGAAATGGTATTGCATTAATTTTCGCTAGAACTGAAACAAGAATGTTTTTTGATCATGTTTGGAACAAAGCAGATTCTTTATTATTTGTTGAAGGTAGATTATTTTTTCATTATGTAACTGGTGAAAAAGCAGCAGCAAATGCTGGTGCACCATCTGTACTTGTAGCATATGGAAAAGAAAATTCTGATATATTAAAAAATTGTGGAATTCGTGGAAAATTTGTTAAATTATGATACCAAAACCACCACTTAGTAGAGTTATTAGAGAAGGTACAGAAGGCTCATGTCCAAAATGTGGATCAACAGAAGAAAAAAAATATTATTTCTTTGGTCCAAAAATAGGTTGTATTAATCCTAAATGTGACAATTATAAATTTAACACAAAAAGAACTAGAAAACTTAAACTACAAAAATTAGCAAAAATAAAAAATTGAAGTTTTCATTTTAATATATATTGGAATGATAACTAATTTTAAGCTTTTTCTAGAATCAAGATTTTCTGACATATCAATAGACGATGATGATATTGATTATGACACAATATATCAAAAAGATGAATTTCTTGATGATGCAAATTTATTATCTAAAATACACCTTGATAAATTTAATAAAACAATATTTTTAAGGTGGTATGACACAGAAATCCATTCAATAAAGAATAAAATTGAAACAAGAACACCTGTTAACTCAATATCAGAATTTAATGAAATTCTAAATGATAGCTTAGTAATTTTATTTGAGAAATATTTTGATAAAATTGCAGTTAAAATGAATCCTTATAAAAATAAAATTGCGGTTCATATACCTGATTTGATGGCTAATGTAGTAATTCAATATGATGTTGATAATCTTTTTGAAGATTTAACACATATAGCAATTCTTAGTGTTGTTCCAAGAGTCACATTAAGTACAGTAAATAGAGTTTTTAATCTATAATTTTTTGGTAGTCTCAACTTAATTCCTTATCTTTGTAGTCTAATAAAAAACACTATGACACAAGAATTCATCAACAAAGTAGAATTTTCCTTTTCAACTCTTACACAGAACAATGGTAAATTTGGAATCTTTGACGAATTAGTTAAAGAAATTTGGAACAATGACCCTGAAAAAGATCAGATTCTTGAAACTGTTTACAAAATTATTGATTTGTTCAATAGTTCAAATACTGAACAACAGAAAGTGTTGTTCAACAG